TTTAATTTATATTTTATAAATATATTAAAAAATAAAAAACCCCAAATTTTTTTACAAATTCGGGGTCAATAATAACCAATAAATAAGAAAGGGTTGTTTGTTTTGGTATTAGATAAATATGAGTAAAATATTAAAAGTTCAAAAAACATTTATTTTTTTTTATTAAAATCAAAATATTTATTAAAATATGTTAGTAACTATTAATGATGTTCAGTTTAAAGTTAAACTATTAAACACCCAAGAAGAGATTAGAAAAGGAATGATGGGTAAAGATTTTGACAAATCTTTTAATGGAATGTTATTTGATATGGGTGAGGGTGAGCATTGTTTTTGGATGAAAAATTGTATCATACCTCTTGACATCATCTTTATTAAAAATGATAAAATATCAAAAATTCATCACGATTGTCCTCCTTGTAAAACAGAAAATTGTAAAAGTTATTGCGGTAAAGGTGAATATGTTCTTGAAGTCAAAGGTGGATCCTGTAAAAAATTAGGTATTAAAGTTGGTGACTTAATTGAATAAATCACCTAACATATTTTCTTAATTCTTGTCTTATAGATTCTCTCAAATTTTGACTACTTTCTTCTATTTTTTGTTTTAAAAGATTGACAAATTCAGATTGAATCATTTTTGTAAACTTAACATATGGAGCGTCTTCAGCATTAGGATCGTATTTATATTTCCCTTCAGGTGGTCTTTTTGACCTTCCGAGATAATTTAAACTTGAAATGTTTGTAATACATTTATGTCCTCCACTATTAGCTTGAATCAAATCCCAAGCATTTATCGTTATTCCGTCTAATAGAGACATATCTTCATCACTTAAATTTTTAAATGGTTCATCCATAATTTCTTCAAGTCGTGATAACGATTCCTCATTATTTGAATTAAACTTGTCTCCATATAACGCTTTAAAATCTTTAAATGTAAACCCAACCGATTCTTCACCGAATTCTTTTGAGCTTTCAGATATCCACTTAATAGTTGATAACGGAATTTCTTTTTCTTTTAATTTACCTTCCCATTTACTTAAAACCTCTTGAGCAACTTCACCAAGATTAACTCCTTTAAGTTCTCTTTCTTTTTTAAATGGATTACAAGACGCTTGTACTAAACCTAACGGCCAAGCAATAACTAAAAAGTCAGCTTCAGGATTGTTTTTAAATGGTGTATACCTATCGTAAGAACCGGGAGAGGTCATCTTACCCCCACCATACTGAACAATTATATTCCCATCAACTTTAACATTTGGGTGAGATTTCATCTGCTCAATATACGATTCTTTATTTTTTTGTAGTTGTGGAATTGTTGCGTAACCTTTTTCAGTCATTAAACGTTTTATGTTTATTAATATGTTTAATAATGATGGTTTTGAGGTCATTACAAGTTCTTCTAAGAAACCTGGTTTGTTTTTAAACGCTAATAACAATTTGTTTGTTACTAAACCTAACATTAATTTGTTTTTTGTTAATGAAGTGTCTTTATCTAACTTAAATAGATAATTTATAACCTCATCAACACTAATATCTTTTGACGCATAGTTCGCCGAATCTACCGTTGATATTAAAGTCAAATCTTCATTTGGAAATATTTCTTTTGGGGATACAATTTGTGATATTGTTTCAACGTTAGATCTTGATGGTCTGAAACTTGTTGACGTTCCTTTTTCTACTCCGGCTTGTCTATCGTGATGATCCGTATGAATAACAAACATTGGTTTCCCGTGAGCAAAATCAACTAATACCGGCATAACATCACCTGAAGCATCAAGTTTTTTAACCGCAAATTCTTTATCTCCGTACTGAATAATTTCCGCATCAATCACCTTAATTCCATTATCTTCAAGATAATTTTTCAAACCTAAAGCAGTTGTAACTCCGTCTAAATCTTGGTGAAAATAAATCTTAGCCTTTTTATATCTTTCAGCCAGTTTATTTATATTTCTAATACCTGATTCTTTTAAAATTCTTTTTTTCATATTAAATTAATTTACCAATAGTTTTTGCACCACCAATTATATTTATCAAATCTCCAATAACGTCTCCTGTTGATTTTTTTTCCGGTTCAGTTGTTTGTGCGGTTTGAGTTTGATCTGTAGGTTTAATTTCAGTTTCTTCAGGAAACTCTTTAGCCTCTTGTTCCCAATTACTTTTACCTTGAGGACTTTCAACGTATTCTGACATTCTATTATTAAATTCTTCTTCCCCCATTTGAGATTCTAACTCTTCAGGTCCAACAAAGTTGGCCACTCCTACTAAATCTAAAAACCCTAACCAAAACTTTGTCTTAACTAAAAGTCTTGACAATTGTCTATTTTTAAATAAACCTCCCTTTTTCCATAATCTCATTAAACCACTATAACTATCAAGACCATAAGTTCTAAACATTTTAAATTCTGATTGTGTTATCTTACCTACCGTTGATGTTAGTTTAGTTCCTGACTTAATCATTTTATACTCTTTGGAGGCTTTGGTTATCATATTTATCCAATCTTTAACAACTTTTGTAAATTTTTTACCTCCAGGGGCTTTTTCAAGTATTGTTAATAATGTACCACCTATAGACCCAATCTTTTCAAGTAATTTTCCTATTATCGGGAATTGTTTACCTAATTTAGCCCAAGCCGAAGAACCTTTAGCCAATTTAATTAATTTGGACGCTCTTCCTCCCGCCTTTAAAATACCAATAATTGGTTTTCCAACAACATCACCAACATAAGGAACTGCCGATATTAATGACATAAATCCAAATAAATTATCACCCTGTCTAAAATAATCAAGAGCGTTAATAATATCAACAATACCTGTTGGGTCAAAAATACCCACAATATCTCCAAGAGTATTCCACCATCTAGATTCTTTTAATATTTTAGAATTTTTTGGTGAAAATTCTTTTACGAATTCAAATATAAATTTTTTCTCGTATGGTAATAAATTATCCCATCTTTCTTCCAATAATTTATTTTGTTCTTCTTTATAGATTTCAACCAATCTAAATTTTAGTTGTGTCTCAGTTAATATTGTTTGTTTCATAATATAATAAATATAGTTATCTATCTCTTCTTATAGGTTTATTTACACTTATTTCTGTGAATTTGTTTATATTATTTAATTGTTCTATCTTCTCAACTCTTTTTTCCAATAATTCCACCCTGAATTTGGTTTCAGATGGAGGATTTTCCATAAAAATTTTTGTCGCTTGATTAACTCCTGAAATTTGACCATTTAATGTCGCAACTTGAACTTCTAAATTACCATTTTTTGTTTCAAGAACTTCTATTCTTGCTTTTTGTTTATTCTTGTCTTGAACCCAAAATACAATTGTTATCACCCATCCTATTACAACTACTAACGTTGAGATAATCCACTTAATATCTTTAACCGAAAAAGAAAATTTTTTATCCATTATGTTATTTTCTAAATCACTCATAAAGCTGACATATTATTCCATTTAATAACTAACAGAGGATTAAATGAACGAGATTTTATTGTTAAGTTTTTGGCGCAAAATTGTCCAAAAAAAGTTACACCTAAAGGTGTATAATCATAATTAATTAATTTTAAACCATACCCCTCATTAATGAATATTGATATATTTCTAACATTGGTTGATGTGTATTTTGCATTCGCTCCGTCCCAATAATAACTCTGACTATAAAACCAAAAATCATAATAGTAATAACCGCTTTTATCATACACATTTCTTGTAACACAATAATCAAAATCATTATAAACATTATAACCTATTCCATATGTCCAATAACCTGAATTAGATGGTTGCCAATTAATATAAACATCCTTTTTATCCCCAATAAAAGAAAATGAGAAAAGGATTGAAATAATAATTAATATTTTTTTAAATAATTTCATTAGTTATAAATATCCGAAAAACAAAAAAGGGACTTAATTAGTCCCTTCTTCAAATTCAATTTTACTTTGTCGTTTTTCTTTTATAAAATGACTTATTCTCTCGTTAGCAATTTCCATATAATTTGGAGACAATTCGATTCCTATCCATCTCCTGTCAAGTATTTCTGCAGCAACTGCCGATGTCCCACTTCCCATAAAAGGATCTAATACAATATCATTTTTGTAAGTTAATATCTTAATTGCTTTTGTGGGGATGTCCATACTAAAAGTTGCCTTGGTTAATGGTCTTGAATCGTTTAGATATTTCCATTGTCCAAAAACAAGACTCATAAATTCTTTTTTATCTTCCTCAGTATAAACTTTCTTATCTTTTGTGACACCAAACAAATCAGTTTCTTTAACTATTTCAGGTGTCCATTGCGGTTCACCTTTAATTTTTTTAATGTGATTCTTTTTATAAGCCAGAATTACACATTCTTTCGGGTTATAGATGTACGGGGCGGATGGACTCATCCAAGAACCCCAAGCGGTCGTTTTACTTCTGTGTGGTGAGTCTTCTTCCAAATCAACGATACCAAAAAATTTAAATCCGATATCTTTCATTATTTGCCAAACCTCAGATACAAAAAATATTCTTCCACCCTTTTCTTGTCTATTAATTTCGTAAGGTATATTAATCGCGACTCTACCATCATCTTTTAAAACTCTGTAAGCCTCTCTTATCCAATCCTTACTAAACTCTTTATAAGTTTCAAAATCCATATCATCATCGTGAACATCATAATTGATTCCTACGCCATAAGGTGGTGATGTTAATACAAGATCCACGCTTGATTCGGGTAATGTTTTCATAACCTGAATACAATCACCATTAATAATTTTTCCTGTTTCTATCATATTTTAAATTTAATAATTTTTCCAAAGAGTTTCAACCTTTGTTTTTTTGTTGAAGTTTCCATCCATTGTTTTAACTTCAAACTGAATTTTCTCAAATCCGTTTTTAGTTAATTTATCATATAACTCACACTCATACCCACTAATCAGTATTCTTGAATTTGAATTTATAACAGATTCTATAAATTGTTCCTGTTCTTCGTTATTCATATCGACTTTATATCTAACATTAGTTCTGGTAGACCAATGGTATGGTGGATCGCAATATATTAAAGTGTTAGGGTTGTTATGTTTATTAATTAATTCAACACCATCTACGTTTGAAATTATAACCTTAGATAATCTATCGTGTAATTCCGGTAATCTATCAATTGATGATAGAAAATCAGATACCGCTTTACTCATACTTCTTCTTACGTGAGTATTCATTGAGAACCCTCCAACTCCATTATGGGAAGTTCTGTTAACATAGAAGAAGTAAAACGCTCTTTCAACCAATGAAAGTTCTTTATTTAATTCCAACTTGTATTCTTTTCGTATATCATCAGAATAAAATACCAAATCACATTTCTCTTTAAATTCTTTGAATAGTTCTTTATCTGATATTACCTTATATAAAGAATAAACGTTTTTCTCCAAATCGTTGTATATTTCAACCTCAACTATAGGTTTCTTTAATCCTACAATGTAAGTTCCTCCAAATGGTTCAATATACGTTTTAAATGGTTCTTTGGGGAAGTGTTCTATTATTTTATTATAGAACCCTCCCTTACTTCCAAAGTATCTTATAGGTGCGTTCATTTACCCTCCAAAGTTTCAATGTGATGTTGGATATACCAGATAGCTTTTTTTAAATCCTCAATTTCCTTATCTGGGTTCTTTTTTCCAGCTCTTGAGATATACTTTACAGCGTTACCTAAACTAAAACCTAATCCCCAAACATCAATTACCTTAATTGCTTCGTAAACATTACCTTCACCAAATTGATAATGATCCGGATGATTAACCTGTTCTTTACTCATATTTCTTGTTTTAAAATTTTTTCTATTTCTTTATCCGATACCCCATTTCTATGTAGGTCAAAGACTTTTGAAGATACTTCATCCATAAAGATGAATGCGTCAGATGAAAATAATTTTTTAAGTTGTTTTTTTTCTTCTAAGTATTCTTTGATTGTGTTCTCACTTACGAACCTACTATTGAATCCCATAATTTTTAATATTAGTTGTTTTAAATTTTTTTGACCTTTGATTAATTTGAGACATTAATTTTCTTTTAAAGAGAGGTATTAGTGTTTCTTCAAATGGAAACATATCATTACATACCATTTCAAAAACAGGATATTTAATAACCTTCTCCTTATTGTCAAATCTACTTAAAACTTCCGATATTGTCAATTTTTCTTTACTTTCCCTATATAATAATTTTATGGTTGATTTCGTAACGTATTCAGAGTTTTTAACTTTTCTAATTGTGTATTCCCAAAAATAAACTTCTTCACCTTTAACATAAAAAAAGAACCCTTTTTTTGAGTTAATATTATCTTTATTTTTTCTAGTGACAATATCTATTGAATCATAAACAACCGACCAAAACGCCTTAACTATATTAAAATAATCAAGTAGTTTTGGTTGTGCCATTTTTAATATTTTTTGAAACTCGATCCTTTGTTCATCGGTCATTTCAGGAATATCTTTATATTTCAAATCCGTAATTAATATTTCTTCATCAGGTGATACTAACTTTTTATCGGTATATAAAATTTTGTGGTGTGATAATAATGATTGTACATTTCCCAAATGTAAGGATAATTCTGTAAACATTGGGTATAACTTCATCTCTTCAAGAGAGTTATTTAACTTTTGAAAATAATTTAACAAAATATATTCTTTATGTTCAGAATCGATGGTACCTTTAAACATCCAGTCGGTATCCATCATAAATTTTATTTTTGGTAATTTTTCCATATTCGAAGTATAAAGAACAATAAAAGTTTTTTAAATTATTTGTTAACCATCATAACATAAAATTTTTCATTCCCATAATAATATGGTCCTGAGTAATCACTATCATAACCATTCATAATACCCCATCCATCTGAATCCACCAATCCTTGAGCTAAATCATCTTCATTAATATAATACTTAATTTCATAACCATGATCTCTGAGCCAATCCGCCGGATCATAAAGAACATCATCCCTAATTATTCTATTAAGTTTTTCTTCAATCATATCTTCAGTAGGTTCTTTATCAATTTCTATTGAGTCTAATTCCTCTTGAGCCTTATCAATGTTATCACCAATTTCATCAATTCGTTCATCTAAGTCATTATATTCGTCGCTATTATGTTCAAATTCATCACGCTCATCTTCAAGTTCACTTTCTAAAGTTTTCATATCTTCGATATATTTCTCCAATTGTTGAATTCTCTTTTCTTGTTCATCAGTTAATTGGAAGTCATCGTCATCAAAATAAGATTCAGGATTATCTCTAATATCGTCTTCATAAAATTCTCTAGCCACCTGTTCTACTTGGTCGTTATCAATATAATCATCAATAAATCCCTTGTTAAAACCATCAAGTCCGATATCATCAATATAATTTTTAGCATAATCAAGTGCCGCTTCTTCCATTTCATCCTCAGTACCTACGGTAAATTCATAATCTTTAAATTCATATCTTGGTATCATAAAAACTGATAAATTACCATAATACCCACGATCTTGAAGATATAAATCATATAATCCTATTTTGTTATCAGTAATTTCTTCTAACTCGTCTTTGAAATTCTCTAATTCTTCTTCGAGTTCATCTATTTCTTCTTGTACCGATTCATCTCCAGTTTCATTATATCTTTTTGTTAACTCTTCGATTTTGGTGGTTAGTAATTGGATATCGTTATTAATACTATTAACTCTATCTTTATCTTCATCTGAAAGGACTTCAATATCTGTTTTTAAATAATTTTTACTTATAAATTCCATAAGAGCATTTGCCATCAATCCTTCTTTATCAATATTAGGATTGTTAACATCTCTTTCATTATTGAGTTCTTTTTCTTTTAATTCTTCAAGCTCAGACGCCATCTCAGTTTCAATTCTTTTCCTTTCTCGAGGAGTTCCATGATCCCATATATGACCATTAACGATTGTATTACCTAAACTAAGTATATTGGTTCTTGATATATCTAAAGTACCATCAATATAAGCAACATTACCTAAACTTTCTGTCGGAGTGTTTGAGATGGTTAATTTACCTGTAATATATAGTGGTTTTTTTTGGAATGTTTTTATTTTACTTAGACCAGGACCATTGTAACTTGCCAATCTCATTAATTCCAAATATTCTTCAGGAGATATCCTATAATATTCGTCATCTACTTGTTCGTTTAATGTTTTAAGGATGTTTAAAACTTTTTTTTCTGAAAAAATATTTGTCTTCATAAATTATAAATATTTTAAGATACAAATATAATCATTTTTTTGGATTTAAAAAAATAAAATATTAATTATTATTTCATTTGGAATATTCAATATATTTATAATAATAAACCTAAATAAACTTTAAAAAACAAATTACTATGGGATGCGGATGTAAGAATAAGAACAATGGCAACCAGGTTCCACAACCTCAAACTGCTCAACCTGTTCAAAACAACACTCAAAACTCTCCAACAATTCAAGAATCTATTAAAAAGGTTGTTGAAAAATATTACAAGAAAAGATAATTCTTTGATACGTTTGTTTTGAGAAAAAATTTAAGGGAGTTTTTAACTCCCTTTTTTATTTATATTTTAAATTAAAATCTTTATAGTTTGTTATGAGATATATTAATCCAAAAAGTATAAGAGGTTTGGTAAACAAGTTTGCCGACTTTATTGTTAGTGAGTTATCAAAAGACAACAATTTTGTAAGTATAATAAACGTAACCTATTTAGATTCTTTTTTTGTTATTAATGGAATAACTGAATCTGATAAAGTGTTAAATATAGGACCTATCAAAGATAAATTCTTTGAGTTAAATAAAAAGTCATTGGAGGGTTTAGGAATTAAACAAACGAACACTATTGATGTTATCAAATACAATAAGAAACCTGAAATACCAACTACACACTTTTTTGAATTTTATAATTCAAATAAAGTTTTATTTAAAAATGAAACTATTAATTTAATAAAACATATTAACTCGGAATATGAATCTATAAATCATTTTAATGAATTTGTTATTGAGTCAAACAAACCGAAAACTAATTACTTCACAATTATACCTGAGATGGTTTTCACCTCTGAATTTCCATATGGTTATAGTGTGAATTCAAACAGACCCTATCTATACTATTGTGAATATATTTGTAATCATTTATTTAAAACTATTAATATGGAATATGTTAATTTCAAATTCTCAACTTTAAAAGATGAAAAAACAAATGACCAGTTAATATCAATTAAAACTGATTCTATATATGGTGATGATTATATTAAATCTTTAATACTTGATGTATTTGATTTTAATATTGATAAATTTGTATTAGATAATTTATCGGGTTACGATGTTAAAAATGAAATTGATTCTCAATTAGAGAAAAAACCTTGGAATAAGGTTGATAGAATGAACGATATGGTAATATTTTAATTTGGGCAATCACTCACCCAAATGTTCTTTAATAATTTTAAGACCTTCTTCAAAGTCTTTGAAGTCCCTGTCGGGAGCAAACAATAAAGAGTTGGGATTTTCTTCCGGTGATTCTACAATCATAAATGCCGGCACGTATTCGTTTTCTGTTATTTCAACAAATAAATCATATTCTTCTTGATATTCATCAATATCTCTTTCATAATAATCTATTTTATTTTCATCCAAGATTTTTTTAAAATCTACACAATGAGGACATCCATTCATTGTGTAGACTAATAATAATTTATCCATTTATTAATTCTTTAACAAGGTTTTTTATTTGTTCTTCGTTTAATAACCCCACTTTAGTATCGATAACTTCACCCATATTGAAAGTTTTAATTGTGGGTACACTTCTGATTCCTAACGATAACGCAACCTCTCTGTTTAAGTCAACATCCATAGTATACATTTGAACATCTGATGTATTTTCTTTCGCAACCCTTTCAAAAGTAGGTTTCATTAATTTACAGGGACCGCACCAAAGTCCGTGGAAATCAATAATTAATTTCTCCCCATTATTTATTTTTTCCTGTAATTCTACACTAGTAATCTCCATTTTATTTTATTTTTTTTATTGTGTTTATTAAATATTCTGAAACGTTTCTTCTATCAATTGTTGTTAATATAAATAGACTCCCACTATCATTTTGGTAAATTAAAATACCTGTGGAATCATACTCACATAATCTTTCAATGAAAACGTTTTTGTTTAATTCGGGTTTAAATATGGATTTGAACCATATTAAATTATACTTATCCACAAAAGAATTAATCTTTTCAATTTGGTCATCGTGAATTTTAATTTCAAATACTGAAGGATAGTAATTAAACTTTTTGATAAATGTGTCTATACAATTTTGTGGTATCATTTAAACTAAATAATAAATACTATCTTCTGAATTTTCAATATTATTATCCCATCTTATAATTGTAGAAGTTTCATTTTTTTGTATGATTAACTCTCTTTTAAATTCTTTATTACCTTTTTTAGTTACTATGGTTTGGGGTTTTAATTTGTTATGTTTTGTTATATTGTTTAACATATCATCAAGTTCTCTTATAGGTTCATTCCATTCTTGAGGTAGTTGTTTATTGAACCTTCCCAAAGTTTGAACTCTATTAAATTTAAATGTTTCATTAATAAAAAGAATTCTATATTCTATGGTTGCTCTATCCTGAGACTCTTTATTATCTTTCCTTAAAGAAATTACGAGCGATGTTGGTCTTTCAACATAACCTTTAACACAATTACTTTGAACCGCAGATTCTCTGTTATATTCTTTAGAATTTGTTAATAATACAGGATAGTAAACCTCTTTATCAAGGACTATTGGTTTATCTAATCCGTTTACCAATTTTTCATCATAAGTTATTTCGTGTGTTGCGTGAGTATAAAAAGTATTTTTATCTGTCCAATCCAAATGTTCGTTTTGAAATTCATCGTATGTTTTGGATAACCATTTAACTTCCTCAAATTTATTTAATGTTCTATAAAAAATAATATGGTCAATAAATGTTTGATGGTGAATTTTATTACTAATAACTAATTTGAATATTTCAAAAACGTTATCAAATTCTTTTTTTGTTTTGATAATTTTTTGAACAATTGGCGTATTGTAAAAAAATAAATCGTTATTTTCTAATATACTTTTAAGTAATAACTCATCCTGACTCAAAATGAAATCTTCTCCAAAAATTGTATAAACGGATATCAGATTAGTCGTGTTTAGTTTGTCAACTAAATGAATAACTTTTCTTAATTTCCTACCCTTTAAATTATTTACCAACATAAAACTATCAACGTATTTGAAATCATTTTTCTTATAATCAATCTTCTTTGGTTGTTTGTTATCAAATATCAAACTCAACCAATTGTTTGGTAATTTAACACCATTTTTATCCAAAAACATTTTATAAAATACATCATAATCATACCTAAAACCAGGAATTTTATATTTTTCAATATCAGGTATTGAATTTATAAAGGAATTTATAACCTCATCGACTATCTCGTGTCTTCTAAGCACTGATTCTTGGTCGACATAACTTAATGTTAAACTATTACTTAATTTGGTTTTAAAATTACTTATCGGGTCTCCATAAGTTAATATCCTATTTATTTTCTTTTTGAATTTTCTTTTTTTATGATAATCTTGTATATAACCTTCGTATAGAGCGTTATTTTTAAAATTATAAGTTAAAAAATAACACATAGTTGAAATTCTAAAATAGGGTTTTCCGACCTCCCTATTTCTGCGGTAAAGAAATTGTTTTATGGTGATTTTATTGTCTTTTTTAGTTACAACTATCGTTAATCTATTCTGGGCCACTGACGCAATCTTATTGGCGTAGTTTTCAACAAAAATATTTTCATCATCTGTAATTGATTTGTCAAATTCCCAAATAGGATGTTCTTTACTCCTAATTTGTTTTACACTAATAAAATCATCCAAGTTTTCCTCGGATGATAATGTACAAAAATTCTTGTAAAGACCTACGTAATAATACTTACCGGTAAATTTGAATATCTCACTCATAAATTTAAAATATATGGCGAGAATTACCTCGCCATATTTTTAGTTATTAATAATACAATTCCGCTAACTCCCAAAGTTTGGTATTGACTTGATTAACCGCCATAATGTTTTTTAAACCTCTAAGTTCGGTTTTTTTACCATTATTAGACGTATATTTAACCCCACCTCTAACAAACTTTTCCTGAACAACATTAAACACACTCCATAAGTCATTACCATTATCACCTTCTCTGTTAGGAACTAACAATTTGCTAGGTTCTAAACTTGCCGGAACTGAACCAACTTTCCATCTTAATTTTGTGGCCTCTCTAACAAAAGATACTTTTTCAGATTCATCCATTGTTTTTGACATCATTTTTTCAACTGAATTCTGAATCATCGGTAATTTAGCCGCAAAACTTTCTGTTAATCTTTTAACATCATCAAGTTCAAAGTTTTTGTGTCTAATTTTAAATGAATCCGCAACACTTGTTGGTACGGTTAAACCATTTGAACATACTAATCTATGTAAACCTGCCGATACTGAAAAGGTAGTTAAACCATTATGAGAGTTTTTAATAACCGCCTCAACCAAAGAGTCTCCAACTTTTGGTAATTCTCCATTACGGAATCTTAACTCGTGCATTGAATATATTCCTTTTCCTGATTGTCTAGCGGTTGATAATTCCCACCCTTCTCTTTGGAAATTTTCCATAATTTCATAGGTTGGGACGAACACATATCTATCCGACATTTTTGGTGATTGTGTTGTTGTGAAGATTGACGGAACGTTTTGTTTTAGTGTTTCTAATGTTATCATATTATTGTGTTTTAATTATAATACAAAGATATGAAATATATTTGAATCTGCCAAATTTTTTAAATAAAAATTAATTTAGACAAATTTTACCGAATTTGGTGTTTTGGAATATCTCCTCTAAATCAACTACTTTAGGGATTAGATTGTCGTTTCTATGTAAAGAAACAATTATTTCGATGACTTGTTCTCTTTTTAAAGACGCTTCGCCATCTTTTTCAAAATTTTTTTCACATTGTTCTCTTATTTTTTGAAAAAAGATGTCCTTATCGATTTTACCTATTAATTCTGTTAGTTCTTTTGGGTTCTTATCAAAGAACCCAATAAACTGATTCATATAGATATCGATTTCGATGTTTTTCATACGAAATTTTTTTTTGATTATAATACTGAATAAAATCCTGCCCCGTTGTCTTCTAAAATATCTTTTAAACTTTCAGGTATTTTAACATTAGGATTAGAATTTTTCAAATTAAGCATTGTCAAATTTTTAAGATTTTTAATTGACTCAGGTATTGATTCTAAATCTTTATTATCAGGTAAAGATATAAATGCTAAGTTAGGTAAGTTACCAATAGATTCAGGTACGGTTTTAACCATATTCTGTAATAATATTGTATGTAAATCTTTAAATTGAGATATCTCATCAGGAACATCTAACGCAATGTTTTCTTTACTCTTATTAATAATATTTAAAGTTTTAATATCTTTAGGTAAAGATTTGAATAAATCATCAAATCCGTATAATGCAACGAATTTACCGGCAGAACTTTCAGGGTAAATAATTTCTACCTTTGTCCCTCCTTTAGTAGTTAATCCTTTGGCAAATTCGTCTTTGAATAAAGGTTTTAACTCTGGAGCTTTTTTATTTAAGAACTCAACTAAATTAATTTGATGGTCATCTCTATCCATAAATTGAGCATCTTGGAAATGGAATTGATATCTTTCTTTAGGTAACCCCGTTCTTTTACCTACCTCTCCTTTGTCATCGTTAGGAAATACAACGTATAGTGGACCTTTAGCTATGTATCTGTCAAACCAATTTAAACCTGGAGATGATGTACACCATTCAGTTTCACCATTTCTATGGTCTTTATATCCACCATACCATATTGCCGCATCTTTACCAGCAGGTCCTGGGTCACTAATTTTAATTAATGTCCAATCTGTGCCTTGATAAAGAATTTCAGAACCTTTGTGCGAGAATCCTTCTCTAGACTTTTTAGCCTCTTTCTTTTCAGTTTCTATCCTTTTCTTTTCGGGTAATTGGAAATTAGCAAAAATATCAAATAAATCTTCGATTGATAACTTACCAATATCTCTTTTTTCTAATGGAAGGTATTGTTTAGCTTTAGTATAAAACTCTAATCTTTCAGTTTGTTTATATAAATCTTCTAAGAATAATCTTTCAAATTCTTTTCTTGCCGTTTTATATTGTGGTGATTTAGGGTCTAAAGTCATTAATGGGTGGTCAGCACCTAAAGTAGGTTTGACGAAGTTTTTTAATAACCATTGGGTATAGTTACCAACTTTTACTTTCTCCATATCTTGAACATTAGCTCCGTCAATATCGAAATTTTCAGGCGCCTTTGACGTTGGGTCGGCCATAATGATTCTTTTTAAGACATCAAAATCCATTAATCCTTTGGCCGGTTTATCTCCTTCAGTTTTTTTCTGAGGAGCTTTAACCATTTTGTCGTATAAAACTTGGAATCTAGAATTCTCAACTATTAGTTTTGATAATAAAGATGTAATTTTCATTTTAAGATTTTTATTTATAAATATTTCGTTTTTTGAAATTGTTTGGACTACAAAGTTAAATATTTTATAATTAAAAACAAAATTTAATTCATTATTAGTAATTCCGTTCCAACATTTTGTGTTTTACCTTTTTTAGCAGCGGCCGCCTTAACAAAATCTTTACTCTCCCATCTATAATCAGTTTTAGGAAACCATTCGTGTAACAAATCAAACTCATAATAAGATAAAGAAAATTTACCTTTAATATTCTTTAGAGTATTGGCCAGTCTTTCGTGGTCATTTCTACCAAATTCGTGATTAGAATAATAATTTCCTTCTCCCACTACGTAATAGGGGGGGTCAGTATAAAAATAAGTTTTTGGTGAATCGTATTTTTCAATGACCTCTTGAAAGTCCATATTTTCAACATTAGTTATTGATTCAAACATTCTTTGCCACTTAGGATTTTTTAATTTATTTTTAAAGGACGTGAATTTTGAATGGTATTTACCTTTCAAATCTATAAACTTTGATTTTGATGGATTTGCCCCTGAGAATACTTGAGTTAGTATGTAAACGTATTTAGCCGCAATCTCATAATTAGGTTCGTCCCCAATAACCAAATTTTCAGAATATAGTTCTCTTTGAAAATTATTAAAGTTCTGTTCACATATCGGATTAGTAGGTGTTACGTCTTTTTGTTGTACAATCAACCTTTCACACTCCTCTAACAATCTTTGATGATTACTAATACATTTATACAAATTATAATTTAAAGGGTTAAAGTCGTTATATACTATTTTTTTTAGGTTAGGATACTCCTCTAAATTCATCCCAAAGAATATCCAAAATTGACCTGAGAATGGTTCAACATAAGTCTCAATATCTTTAGGTATAAAAGGAACTATAAATGTTTGCATTTTGCTTTTACCACCAATATAACTAATACACATATTATCTTTTTTATTTAAAATATAGGGGTTTTAAAACTCAGAAACAATATTACTTTGACTTATTTTTAATTTTTATCTATTATTAAACTAAAAACATATGGAAAATAAGAATTGTAAAAAGTGTAATAATACGGGATTAAAACTTCGTCATTGGTTGGTTGTGATATTATCTTTCTATCTTTTATTCTCCTCGATATACGGTACAATTAAATTGTTTAAGGATTTCTTTTGAATTTAACATATAATTTAATGAAAAGGTCTCCAACTCCATTAGTTTTAAATCCTTTGGATTTAACTCTTAATGGTTTTGAACTATCAAAATCTACAGGTAATTTAATTGACAAATTACCGTCAGGATGAGGTATTGTTATATTTTCTTTACCTAAATCATCTAAATTTAAAAAACAATTATAAATTAAATCATTTCCTTCTTTATCAAAGTCGGATTCTGAATAAAGATTAAACTTTACTATCAAGTTTCCATAAACGCCCTTTATAAAATCTCCTTTACCATTTAATTTGAACATTTGTCCGTTATCTATTCCGTGAGGTATTTTAATTTTAATTGTTTCCATATTAGTTTTAGTGCTCTCACCATTACAAGAATAACATTTGGTTTTAAATTTAAATCCTTCACCTTTACAATCATTACAAGCGTGTCTTACAACCTGAGTAAAAAATCCTCCTCCCATTCTTCTTTCAAAGAATCCGTTACCTCCACAAGTAATACAAATATCTTTTTCACCGCCATTTCCATTACAAATATTACAAGATATTTTTCTACTAAATGTTATTTCTTTATCGATTGACTTATAAGATTCTACTATCCCAATATTAACCTCAACTATTTTATCTGGAACCACATTTCTTCTTTGTCCTGCAAAATGTTGATTAAAAAAGTCTTCAAATGGATTACTGAATCCCCCTCCTTGGTTATTAAAAAATGGATTATTTTTTCTATTATCGTATTCTCTTCTTTTGTTTTCGTCTCCAATATTTTCATAAGCCTCGCTAATTTTTTTAAAATATTCTTCTGAACCTCCTTTATCGGGATGATGTTCTATTGCCTTTTTTCTATAAGCCCTTTTTATTTCATCTTGACTTGCGTTTTCAGAAACTCCAAGTATTTCATAAAAATTTTCACTTCCCATTTACTTATTTTAATATTTTTAAATTATTTGTTTATGACACAAAATTATAGTGTAGTTTTATTTAAAAATAAAATAAAAAAGAAAATAATCAATAAATTTAAAACCGATAAGAAATGTTATAGTTTTTTTAAAACTTTAATTGATAAATCTAATTCAATTAAATTTGAAAGGAAATACGAAAATGGGTATGAAGTAAATTATAACTTGTGTGTATTGGAACCTAAGAAAATTGTTTCAGATAAATTATATTATAAAGACGATTTTGGTAGACAAATAAAAGTCGAATTTGATGATGATGATTTTGTAATCACTAAAATTGAAAACTATAAGGTTGAAGAATTCATAATGGATTATAAAACCAAAAAGAAGCTTTCATTTGATTCGTTTTTTAAACGATTAAGTTCGATTAATGGTTTTAAATTAATATCTAAGTTGAACAATAAGATTGTTGTTCAAGTAGATGATGATTATAGATTATACGTGTTAAAAAACGTTTTTGATTGTGATAGATTTGCCGATGTTTTATATAGAGAATCAATGTCTTTAGGTAGATCCGATTTTTTAATCGTTAAGGATTATAATACAAATCAACGGAAATATCTTTACGACATTTTAGTTGATAAGGGGTTTTCTAAGACTTATCTTCAGAGGTTGTCAACAACTCATCTTCAATAAAAATTATTTCAACTCCTGACATATCTACGTTAAATCTTTTTATACTGGTATCATAATTTTCAAATTGTAGTTTAGCATTTTGAAAATCATTTTTATTTAATTCAAACACTATCATTTTTTTACCATCAGAATAAATTTTTTCTACTTGATCTGATAATATCGCTAATCGCTCTACTAAAACGCTAACACTTTTTTTATTCTTTGCCATAAAGTTAATTTTTTTGGTTTTTGTGGTAAAATATCTTCTTTTTTATATTTTTTAATTTCATTGATGAATTTATCTCTTTCATTTAAAATCCAAACTTCATCTTTACTAATTTCATTTTTCAACCACTCCTGTGGTTCTAAGTTCTTCTTCTCCATCTTCTAACTCAATTTTTTTGGCTTTGACATCAAATTTCAAGGTTTGTAAATTTTTTAGTGTTTGTTTTTCAAATAATCCTTTAAGTTCTTCAACTTTTTCATTAAAAAGTCTTTCTTTTTGTTCTCTCTCTAAGTTATAACTAATCACATTTTTAATGTTTTTAGATGTTAGTTCAACTTCATCTTCAGAAATTTCTGACACAAAGGATATCAATCTCTCATCAGGGTTTTGAGATTGGTGTTCCATTACCTTATCTTCTTGGACGAACTTTTTAGGTAATTTCCAATTTTTGGGGAAACTAACATCAAAACTCAAGTGTGTTTTTATTTTTCTTACCGATTGTAAATAAGGTAGCAATGCGGAAAACTCTTTATATAGACTCATTTTATTTTGATAAAATATATGTTAAAAAATAGGATGTTGATAGTCCTATTAAAAGTAGTTCCTTACTACTGATTACCATTTTTTGTGGCGGATTTTGTAATAAGGAACTAATAAATTTAAAAACCATTCTCAAAATAATCAACGTTGAGAATATAAATATAAATAAAAATATTTGGTTATAATTTATCATTTATTTTTCGGTTTTTCTATGTTCCAAAATTTCTTTTCTAAGTCCTTGTAATAAATCTTTTAGATCTTGGCAAGTTTTTCTCGCTCTAGTTCCAGCACTTTTATTACCATTAAAAAATTTTGTGGCGTCAACAGATAATTCTTCTGTTAATGTTTTGATTTTTTCTAGTGTTTCCATTTTAAATTAATCTTAGTTTATTTATGTAATTATAATATAGTATCTATTTTTTTTAATGTCAACATTTACTCATACTTTTATCCAAACATTTATATATAACCAATATCATATCTAAGTCGGATTTGGTAAAAGGTTTGTTTAAATCGAAAATATCGTTAAAAAAATTGGATACAGATTTCTTAACTATTTCGTCTTTTTGGTTATAAAAAACATCTTCAAAAAATTGTTTAAAGTATTCATAATGATCACCTTTTTTATTAAATTGAATTTTTTCTTTTTTAAAGTTAGAAATTACCTTATTCCAGCACCAATCGAAATGTCTTTCATTATCTTCTTTAGATAAGTTTATTTTAGTTTCGTTAGTTTTTAATTCGTCCCCTAAATATGTATCTATAATTGTAATATTTAAAGAATGGGAAAAATCTGAGAAGAGTTCTAACTTTTCAGGTATTATATTATTAACCCTGAACCATATATCGACATCTTCAGGGTTTAGTGGTTTTGTTACGTAATTAAAAAAATTCTCCATAAGAATTGTCTTATGGAGAAAATATAAAGTAGTTTTTTAAAATGTATATTATTGAGTCTTTCTGTCGTATGAAATTAATCCTTTCATTCTTTCAAATTCTTCATTCAACATTTTTTCTTTTTTTGTTGTTGATTCTAGCTTAATATCTAATCCATTACCAGAGCTATCTCCGGCACCATCGGTGATTGGTTGTTTTGATTTTCTATATGCCGCTTGTTTAACTTTCGCCAATTTATTTTCTTTACGTTTTTTATTCATTTTTTTATTAACTTCAGTTTCTTCCGCATTTGCCCATTTTGGATTGTTACCTGTTTTAGATGAACCTTCAATAGTGTCCGTCATCCATTCTTCTTCCGGATGGATTTCATCATAATTTAAATTTTCCATACCAGGACTCATATAAGTATCAATAAATTCCTGTCCGTCATCAGACATATTATATTTTTTAGCGTCTTTCATTTTACCTAACTCACCATTACCTTTTGGAAAATGTTTAGGGTTTTCTGAATATTCTCCTTTAGAACCATCTTTTAAATAATCTTTCATTTTTTTTGCGACAGATTTAATATAATCTTCGTTTTCTTTTCCCGATCCTTTATGAGCTTTATTATAAACATCAAGACCTTTAACTTTACCCATAGATTTTAATTTTCTATCTTCTAATACAATATTCTCAATTAAATCTATAATTTCTTCTTCGGTTAATCTAACAGATTCTTTAACGTCATACTTTTTTCCATCAACTTCAAACTCATCATCACCTCTTTTTTTAGCGTTAACTAACGCACCTGTAAAAGCGTTACCTTCCTCAACCTCCTCATCAGTTTCGTGTTTTTTATTTTTTCTTAACATTTTAAAATCTTCTGAGTCTATTCTATTATTTTTATTTCTGTCAAGTTTTCTTTGATTTCCGTGTAATTTTTCTGTCATTTCTCCAGACTTTTTACGATTGGCGTAGCTAGAGCAAGATGGTCTATCGGCAAGTTCCTCCGGAGATAATTTTTCACACATATCTTTTTGTGCTGATTCATCTTTAAATGAATAACCTTCATCTCCTTCAACATAATCAAATTCATTATCTATATTATCAACTTCAATTTCATTGAGTTTCTCATTCATTTTCCATCCACACTCCGAACATTCGCTTTCCATAACTCCTTTAGCTCCACATTGTTCACAAGTTTCTCCTTTACCTTCAGTAAACTCATCTTGTAAATCATCCCCTTGTTCCTCTTCACTATTTCTTCTTTTTAAAGCTTTAAGAAGCGCGTCCATCATTTCATCACTAACATATTTTTCAGGAGTAATTCCTGATCTTTTATGAGTAATATCACTATAATCTACTTTACCTAATGGTATATTACGTTTAAATTCTCTACGATCATAATCTTTACCCATCCTAAAATCTTTCATTGATTCATCATCAAAACCTTCTTCAAGTTGTTCTTCTTCCTCCTCTTCATAATCTTCATCCCCCTCATATCCCGAAAACTCGTCAGAATCTCCTTCAGTATCACCATATTCAAGTTCAAATTCATCGTCAGATTTTTCATCACCTTTTCTTTTTTGAGCCAAAAAAGTTCTCAATTCGTCATCATTTAATTTTCCAATAAACTCTAATTGTTCTGGAGTCATTTCACCAAAAATATCGTGTTCATCTTCCATTCCCCCTAATTCTTGTAGGTTTTGAATTTTTGATACTAAATTATCAGCTTTCTCTTCAAGAGTTTCTTTAAGAATTTTTGAAGTTAATTTATCAATTGATTTGTTACTTAATTTTTTCATATCAGTATTTTTTATTATAAATATCTTATTTTTTATAAATGGTTTTATTTATTTTTGAGATTAAGATTTTCTTTATTAAACTCTCACTAATTTGTTTTTCTTTACTTATTTTAGAAATAACTTCTTTAACTTTTTCGTTTTCAAAAATTTTAAGAGCATTTATATCTCCTTGATTACAATAAGGAAATTTTTTACATTTTTCTTTTACTTTAACAAACTTTCCTCCCGGTATTTGTTTTCTATTCTTAACATTTTCTTCTACCTCTTCCTTACCTCTATTTAATTCCTTTTCTTTATTTTTTATCTTATTTTCAATTTTTTCTTTTAGTGTTTTTGGAATATACCCGTCAAATTTTTTCTGAAATAATTGCCAAAAATTAACCATAGTTTTAACTTGAGTTAATTTATTTACACTATCTATAACATCTATAAGTTTTAAATATTCACTATCCCTCAAGTTATAAATTTCATCTTCTGTCATATCATCCATATCTTTTTTTGTATTTTCAGATACAAATTTTCCGCCAGGAATTAATGTTTTTTTATGTGATTTACCGGAACCTTTTAGATTATTTCCTCTCATTTTAACATCTTCAAACCCAGGAGCATCATACGCTCCGACAGAAGAGCTTGACGTTGCTTCTTTAGTTTCAATTTTTTTTAATTTAGTATAATAATTAGGGTCTTCGTATAGATGATCCATAGCAATTTCTTTAGCTTTTTGTTTGTTATCGGTATGTTCCATCTCAACTTTAATGCCTTTGTTAAGTTCTTTTTTAAGTGTATCAATCATATTATCAATATGATAGTAACTCTTTTTGTCGTGTTTTTTGGCAATATCTCTAAGAGTCATTTCATCAGATTTACCACCCTTTAATTTTTCTTCAGAAACACTTTTTTTCTTACCTTCACAATGCGCCCTTTGGGAAAAACCTTTTGGGTTATTGCAATCGATACTATCTTTATATTTTTTAGACCACTTTTCTTCCATTTCTTTTTTAGTTTCCGAGAATAGAGGTTGAGTATATCCTCCAGCACTTACCGCTCCTGTAGATTCTTTAGATTCTGATTTACCCGCAGAAAATAATTTTCCAATCGGTAACTTCATTTTTTTATTATTTATAACTTCTTCTTCGGATAAACCCTTAATCATATCTTGTATCGCAGTTTCTTTATTAATACTTGGGGGTATATCGCTAGTTACTCTACCTACAATACTTGAAAATTGGTCTTTTATTTTTTCAATATTTTCCTTTGTTTCTTTTTTACTTTTCATTATTGTTTAAAAATTAAATCATTTTTATTTAGTTTTAATACTTCATTTAATTCCTTAATTGAAGTTTTAATCACTTCTCCATTAATATTTGATCCTATCCAAACATAGGTTAATTTCTTCTGTTTTATCACTAAAATTTTATAAAATGATGTGGGTATTTTTGCTCGACTTTTATTTAAATAAACTTTATTACTATTATCATATACAACCCCAGTTATAATTGTTACGTCAGTTCTATATTTCAATATAGAATCTTCGACCGATTTTTCCAATCTTGCCCATTTACCTCTATTAAACCCCGCAAGTTGTGGTGCCTGATTATAAAAACTAAATGAATGATAATTAACTTTATTATCGTATGAAGTAATATGAGATGGGGTTAAATGTCCTAAGTCATAACCTGAATATTCATAAGGTTTTTTAGAATAAACCCCTTTTATTTCTGAATGCCATTTATTATCTCTTTCAGAATCCAACTTTAAAAAATCAGAAAATTTTAATTCTTGTTTACTAATAAAACTATTATTATCAGAATCTAAATAAAAATTTAATACATCATTTTTAATTTGAGTTTTAGGTTCATTAAAATATATTTGTCCAAAAATTAAAAAAGGTGCGAAAAATAATAAAAAAAATAATTTCATTTTTTAAATTTTATTCTCCAAAGCATTGTGCCTTGTATTGTTAATGTTCTTGAATTATTAATACCCAAAGATAGTCCATAGACCTTGTCTTTTTTTGTTTTAATGTTAAGGGTTGGCCCAATAAAATTTACTAGGTTTACCTTATCAACCCCCATAGTTCCCCCCCCATAAAACTCTGTTTCTTTTGTTGGTTCAACTACTATAGTATCAAATATTTTAATTTTATTAACATTTGGTATAAAACTTCTACCTTTTATCTTATTTTTAGATATCGTATCCGTTACGGTAATATACCCTAAACTATCTTTTAATTTTAAAGTATCTTTATATATTGTCATAGCAAAATAATTTTTTAGAATTTCAAAAGTATCCACAATTTTTGGAGTCTCCACAAAAATTATTGAATCAACGTAGATAGTTTCACCTTTTTTATAAACCGTATCTATTACGGGTTCATAGATAGTGTCTGTGGTGTGTTTTAACACTATATGTTCTTTACCGTTGATTTTTATTGTATTTTTTGAACCCTCTATAACTTTGTTATTACACATCCTCATAAATAAAATAACTAAAGTTAAAATTATTATTACCAAAAATTTAAAATCTATTTTACTTAAAAATTTCATTAATCTTCGCTTTTTATAGTTTTTTTTCTTGATGATAGAATTTTAGCCCATTTTGATTTAAATTTTTCAAAATACGATTTTAATTTATTTATTAAATCTAAAAATTTATCATCTATTTTTATCATATCTCCATTCAAATACAACCCATTTTCTTCACCAATAGATATTGTAAAATCAACATCAAAATCAATTATTTTACCTGACCACTCAACGTTATTACCATAAACATTTAATTTATTAAATTCAGCTAAATCAGAAACTTCATTAACGAATTCATCCATAGTTTCTTGGAAAGCGATTTTTTCATCTGTTGTTAATTCTAACTCTGTTTGGTCTTTACCGTGTAAAACTAAAATACCTCCGGATATTCTATATCCTTGTTTTTTATCTTCAGGAGATTTTGATTCCGTATCTTTTTCAATTTCATCTTCTACCGCCTTTGCAGTATTTATTTTTTTTAGAATATCCGGTTTTTCAAACTCAACATCATTATCTTCAGAATCAATTTCTTGTTCAGTAATTAAATTGTATTTTTTTCTAATTTCATTAGATTCTTTAATAGATGTTTTACTTGAAAGCATTGTTCTAGAGGCTTTCAATAAACTTTTAATTTCATCGTGATTGTTACTCATTTTCTATTTTTTTTATAAATTCTTCAAAATTAAAAGCCGGACTTAAATCAGTATAATTAGAATCATAATTACTTCTTGTTGTCACACCTTCAAATTTTTCAATACCATTTATTTTAGTGTTATGACCAATAACTTCTTTTTTAATTGACATTTCTTTAAACAATTTATCACATAAAAAGACCGTTGAATCTATCTGTGAAGTTGTATATGGTTGCCAATAAAAGTAGTCTCTCCATTTTTTATCATAAACTTCTCCATTATAAATATCACCATTCCAGTTAACGTAATAATCTTTTAGCGGCTCTTTTTGAACCCATCCTAAGTTTTCTAATACAATTATAATAGAATTTCTATTAACGTTATCTTCGGTAAAAAAATTTGTATGTTCTACATCATTAAGTAATTTAGAAATATCGCCTTTTCTAGAAATAACATAATTCGGTATTCTATTAAATTTCCCATTAAATCTGAATTCTAATGAAAATAAATACTCCTCAATTGGTCTTGAGGAGTGACATAAAATTATTTGATTTTTTTTTCTTTGTTTACCAGATGGTTTAAAATTACCATATTTAATAATCTCCATAAAAATTAATTTGGAAATTTATTACTCTTTAATGTAAGTTAAGATTCTTTTTCCCTCTGTAGTGGTAGTTGTTGTGGTAGTGATTTCTTCCTCAAATATTTCTTTTAAAGTTGTTGTGATAGTGTTTGTTTCTTCTTGGTAAATTGTAGGGTTATTCGTAACATTATTAAATTTTACCTCATCAATATTTATCGTGTTATCTTTTTTGATATCCTTATCTAATTCTATTATTTGATTTTTTTCAGTTGTAGTATTAGTTATAGTTATTTCTTCTTTTTCAACTAAAGTAGTCGTTAAATTGATATTATCTTGGACATTTGTTGTTGTTATGGTTTCAACCATTTCTTCTTTTTTTATCAGATTCTCATCAGTTCTATTATTTTCATCAATTACTCGATTAACTAAATTATCGTAATTAATATCTTCTTTATTACGAGCAATGATTTTTTTATTTAATTTTTCTTGTTCCTTTACATCTATGTATTCTGAAGTTAAAGTTTCTTTTTTATCTTCAACAAGAACTTTTATTTTTTTATCTTCTTCGTTTAAAGTTTTTTTATTTGGGTCTTCATATTTTATGAAAAAATGTAATGATGTTAATGAAATTATAGGTAATAATCCACCACCTAAAAACGCTAACCATCTTTTATGAACAATTACATCATTAACGTCTGAACCTAAGGCCTCCCAAACAGGCCCTGTCAATTCCATCCAAGATTTAAATAAATCCCCTGTTGTGTCTATTTCTTTGTATGAAAAGAAGATATTACCTATCATTTGTATAAACGTGACTAATCCAAACATAATCCATACACCACCCTTAATTTTATTTGTAGCGGCAACTAAGGCGGTCATTGCACCTATCTCTATAGCAATTGATAGATATATAGCCCAATTATACGGATTCATAATATCGTACCAAGAAACTACGTGAGATATCGATATTATTGCAACAAGAATTATAGGGACTATAAACATAGCCCTATTAGGATTATTCTTAATCCATTCCCATATTTTTATCATTTTTGTAAGTTTTCTATTTCTTTATCAATTTCGGATTGTCTGTTAACATCCAAAATTTTTCTATCTGTTGATTGAATCATTCTCTTTTCAGATTTCAAACCTTCGATTTTAATTTCAGTTCTAATTTCTTTTTTTAAACTACTAATAACCTGATATAAAGAATCTATCTCATTATTAGTAATATCAATTTTTTTACCAACAGATTCAACTTTAGAATTTGTGGTACAAGTTTTTAAGAAAACTACTAAACTCAATGGGAATATTATTCTAAGTCCCCAAACATCTATAAATGACAATATTTTTTTCATAATCTTTTTTTTTAAAAAATAGAAAAACCTTCTATTATAATAAATAGAAGGTTTAACATTTTTTTATTTTATTATTGATTACATATAATCAAACAATACCGAACTTTCATTTCTCAATTTTCTGAGGGCTTTGGCTTTAATCTGTCTAACTCTTTCTTTAGTTAGATTGAAGTCTTCTCCAATATCTTCTAATGTCCTTGGTGTTCCTGATATTCCAAAATAATCTTCAACTATCATTCTTTCTCTTTCATCTAAAGACCCTAATAAACCCATCAATTTAGTTTTTAAAATATCTTTAGTATTAAATGATTCGTCAGGCATATCCGCATTATCATTTTTAACAATATCAAATAAAGTGTCCCCCTCTTCATTTATAGTTCCATCAAGATTAACTATTGATGGTAATCCTGCGAATCTATCATCCAATCTACCATCGGTATGTTCTATCTCTTTTTTCGCTCTGTGTAGATCTTGGACGACATTAACCGGTAGACGAATAGTTCTTGCGTTATCATTCAATGATTGTAGAATTGATTGTTTAACCCACCAAACGGCATAAGAAATAAACCTTAGATTTTTAGACCAATCAAAGTTCTTTATCGCCTTTAAAAGACCGATATTGCCTTCCGCAATAAGGTCAGGAAAATCTAAACCTTGATTTTGATATTGTTTGGCAACGGTTATAACAAATCTCAAATTACCAACCAATAGCTCTTTTTCTATTTTACTTCTCTGTTCTTCCGTAATATCTTGTGACATCATCATTTTAGATAATTCTTTTTCCCTTTCAGGTGTCATTACTTTTATTTTACGAATGTCTTTTAAGTAATGTTGAATTTCTTCTTGGTTAATCGGCATTCCTGTGTTTTTCTCTTTCATATTATTTTGAGTATTTGGTTAAAAGTTCTTTTTCTTTTTTAGTTAACGAGTTAATTCCTTTTGAACTTATTTTATCTAATAAATCATTCAAAGTTGGTTCTTTTGTTTTTTTCTTCATTTTCGAGATATCATCGTCATCATCTTCTAAATCCTCACAAAATAATTTAAACTTTTCATCATTGAATTCTCTTAATAAGAGATTATCGATTTCATCTTTTTCTTCATTGGTCATTTCGTATTTAAAATCCTCGGTTTCAAATAAATGTTTTCTAACTTCATCAGTTAAATAATAATCTGTTTTATTTTTATCGAACTCAGTTAAAAAATAAACAACATTACCAATACCTAACATTACTTTAAAAAAGTCTTTAATTGAATTAAATGATTCGCTACTTTTAAAGACGTATATCGCGGATTCAGGTCCGAAATAAAATTTAACGTCCGATAAATCGGAGACTGCTGATATGTCTTCAGCAATTGTTTTTACTAATTTCTCTTGTTGCTCGTGTGCTGCGAAAACGAATAAGATATATTCCATATTTTTTCTATTAATAATACAAAGATATAAAATTTTTATTGAATCACCAAACTAATATTATCTTCTTTTTTAATTTTAATTACGTTGTCCGCCCAATTTGTAACCATCGGATTATGAGTAATTAAGAAGATTTTTTCAAAATATTCCTTTATTTTACTAAAAAATTCTGACACCATATCAAGATTTTCATTAGAAATTTTACCAAAAACTTCATCAAATACTACCAAATTTGGTTTTGGTAATGAACATATTTTACTTAAAACCGCTCTTAACGCTAATGACGCTATTGTTCTTTCATAACCTGATCCTGAAACCATTAACTTTTCATTTATCTGTGATAAGTTGTCATTTATTTTCTTGTCCGTTGAATTTTTTTCAAATTCAAGTTCGTCTAACCTAACATTAGCCTTCATTAACAATGAACTTATCTTAGCATTTTCCGCGATTTTGTCTTGGACTTCGTAATATTTTTTTAATTTTTCATTTAAGGAGTCGACTTTTAATTGAAACGATTCAATACTTAGTTCATATTTTTCTTTAATAAGTTTGTTCTTTTCATACTCATCAAACTCTTTTTTAAGTTTAACAAACTCAATATCTTTGCGTGATAAATCCTGCATTAACCCTTCAATTTGGGTTTTATGCACGATAAATCCTGCAAGTTCATTAATTTTGTTTTGAGTAATAGCGGCGTTCATTAACTCAATACCACAATGTTCACATTTAATACCACCACTAACCGACTCTTGAAGTTTCTCAATATCTTTTATCTTTGTTTCAACCTCTATCTTATTTTTAAGTTGGATGTTATACTCTTCCTTAACTTTATCGTGTTTATCTTCGTGATAAAATTCTGATGGTTCAACTACTTTTAATTCTTTTAGAAGTTTTTCAGTAGAATCTTTTTTGGAATCGAGACCTTTAATCTCTTCTTTAATTTCTTCAGGTTTTAAAAGACTAATTTCTTTGTCAATGTCATCGTTCTTTTTACTTAACAACTGGTCACGATATTCTTTACCTTTATCTAGTCTTTCTTTAATATCCTTTAAATTATTATTCAATTCATCATTTGAATTTTTTAACTCAATTATGTTGTTTTCAAATGTCTCATTATCTGATTTTAATTTTTCACTACTATAAACATTCGATATCATTGATTTTGAGAATTCTGAATAAAGTTCTTTACCGACCTCCTCTTTTCTTTTTAAGAAGTCTAACCCCATAAACCTAGATAATACCTGTCCTCTTGCAGTAGGTTTTGAATCGATTAAATCTTCAAGATTTGTTGCAGTTGTTAAGATAGTCATTAAAAAATCTTCTTTAGAACCAATAGAAGTTTTGATAAATTCCTCAGTTTCTCTTCTTTGTTCCCCTGTGAAGTTTTGTAAAGACCCATCGGATAACTTTTTAAAGAAATCCAATTCGGTCTTTACACTCCATTCGTTTGATTTTGATTTTTTTCTCTCTAATTGTCTTACTATGATATATTCTTCACCATCAATAGTAATCTCACCTTTAACAAAAACCTTATTCTTGTCTGTAAATCTATTAAAGATTTCTTCTGCTTTAGTTGTCTTTGTGGTTTCATTAAAGAAAAGAAAAAGTAATAGGTCAACCGTTAGAACCGTCTTACCTCCAAAGTTAGGCGGATTAGACTCTACAACATTTATCCCACTACATTTATCAAAATCTATTTTTTGATTTTCACCATAAGATAAGAAGTTTGAAAACTCAATGTTTTTAATATACCATTTTTTAAATGGTGTTGCCTCATTATCTTCTAAAGATATTTTATTATCGACTAAAGAATCTATCTTAACAATCTCGTCAATTAAATCTTCATTACCCTTAGATATTAGATACGATTTAACCAATTCAAGTTGGTAATTCTTATCGAGAATATTAAAAGAGATATCAACATTGGTATTTTCAGTTTCCTCACTTTTTTTTGTCTTTGTTATTACATTAACATTAGTTGAGTTGTATTTTTTCTGAAAATAGTGTCTAACACTTTTAATCTTTTCTTGTGTAAAATTTTCTGAATAATCTTCCCAAATAACTCGAATATAGGGATTATCTAAAGTCGTATAGTCCAATTCTTTACTCATTATCTTATAATTAAATTCAACAGGTTTTAAAAACAAATTAAGCTGATTCGGATCCTTCTGTTGCTTGTGTTTCTTCAGTCGTTTCATCTTTAGACTTGGCCGATTCTTGCTCCATTTTCTCTTTGAGTAATGTCATTTGTTCTTCAAGTAATTTGTTATACTTCTTCTCAAATTGTTTTTTCATAAGTCCCATTTTTTCGTTTCTTTTCTGAACTCTTTTTCTGTGAGCCTTAGCCCCTCCTCTTAATCTTGATTTTGCCATCTTATTTATATTTAGTTGTTATTATTTGGTCTATTTTCTTCAAACCATTCAATTATTGAGTTTATCCCCCATACCGCTCCCGATGCTAACATTCCGTCTAAGAATATTGAATACCATTGATTTGTCCCTATTAAACTATGTGAAGGTGAGTAAAATGTTAAAGATAGAAAGAATCCCACCCAAGTAGAACAACACATCATACAGGAGGTCAAATCGGATAAAAACCTAAAAAACACACTAAAAATTGAGTTGGTGTTATACCCAAGATGTTTAACATAATCTCTTGGGGATTGAAATATTGAACCGTAAACAAGTATGTTCGACATTCCATAAGCAATTAAAATCCAAATTAAAATATTCATAATTAATCTTTATATAAGTTGGAGCCTCTCATATACACAGCTCCTTGGTTTATTGTTAAATTTTCTAATTGTTTTATTTTTTCTTCAAGTTCACTAATCTTTTGAGTTTTCAAAGTTAGTTCTTTTTTCTGATTCAACAAAGTATTTTGCAACATTTTTATTTTTTCATCCGAATCATTACTAGGAACTTCTTTTATTATTTCCTTAATAACCTCTTTTTCTACAGGAACTTCAACTATTTTCTCAACTTCTTTAATTACTTCTTTCTCTATGATTTGAGGTTCACTTTTGTCGTAAATATATTCTATTTTTGAGACAATTTTTTCAACAGGAATTTCCTTGATAACCTCTCTATCAACATATTTTATCACCTCAACCTCTTTAATTGTTTCAACAATTCTATCGACAGGAATTTCAACTATTTTCTCAACTTCAACAATTTTTTCCACAACTTCAGGTTCTACTTGGGGTGGTGTTTCTCCACCTAACATTCCGTATTTTTGAATGTCAAACCCTTGTTTAAAACATTTATTAACAAACGAGTTCATATCAATTATCTGATTAAGATAACAATAATCATAAACTTCTTTAAAGTTTTTTATCTCTAAATTAAATGTTTGCGAGTTTTTCTTTTCCATTTATAATATCATCAAAAGAATTTATATTAAATGATAGGAATGGTTTCGGATTGGATAAATTTCTTGTTTCATAATTTAATGTCTGAATATCCAATATACCATACCCGTGATTATGTATATCTTCTCCATAGTTTTGTTGTATTACCGAACCAATCATTTCTCCTTTCTTACCGTTAGGTATTGTGAAACTACTTCTTTTGTGAATGTCTCCACATAATACAATGTCAAGTCCTTTAAACTTTTCAACATCATATGCGTGGTCTCCAAAATCATAACCTAAATCAGTTTTAAGTCCTTGGACAGGTCCGTGAAATAATCCAACTTTAACACCTTTAGCTTCTGATATTTCTGGAGGTATATTCCCTTGAAACTGGGAATACACGCACCAAGAAACATTTTCATCCTCATAGATACCCCTATCTTTGTAATAAACTACATTTGGGTTTTTCATTGATTCAACGATTGGTGTTATACTATCAAGTCTTTGATTGTTATTAACAAGCCCATCGTGATTTCCGAAAATTAATATTGTTTTAGTAATCTTAGAACATTCATTTAATAACCAAACCGAAATTTCAATTAATTCAGGTGTAAGTTGATTTTTAGAATGTAATAAATCGCCAGTAAACAATATCCTATCAGGATTTATCTCTCTAAACTGATTTAACATATCGGTTAATATTTTACGATACAAATCGTGATCCTTAAATAACCTCAAATGTAAATCTGAGAAGTGAACAATTTTTTTAATCATAAATTTTAGAATAATTCAAAATCTTTGTTAACGTGACCACAACTATTACACATATAAGTTGGGAATGGTACTAACGTATCTTCACTACTTCCTGTCATTAATTTTGAAACTTTTTTAATTAAAACAACTTCTTTAAAGAATTTTGACCCACAATCAGGGTTTTCGCAAACAACGGTTGGTTGTTCTTTTAAATCAATTTTTGGTCCTCCTATATTTTCCATAACACAAATATATAAATTTATTTCTTGGTTGTCAAATATTTTTTAACGTCCATATCTAATACGGTACCTACAACTTCTTTAGGAACTCTGTATTCTTCAAATTGTGAATCATCTTTTAAATGAACAATAATACAACCATATAATTTTTTATCTTCAAATTTTGTTCCTTTTAACATTTTAAGTAATAATTTTCCGTATAATGGTAACTGAACAAAATAATGACCTAAAGCATTATTTGGTTGATTGGTAAATGGATAATACATTCTTTTAGTAAACTGATTTTCCTCAAAATTTTTCTTTTTGTTTGTTTTGTAATCTGTAATTATAAAACCCCAATCATCATTTGTTTTATTTTTAATTAACCAAGCAGTATCTCCCTGTCCGGTATACCCAAGTTCAGGATCACCCAAAACAATCTCAGTATCTAATAAAACCGCACCACGTTCTTTCATTAAATTAAGGAAGTTAGTTCCCGCATGAATCATAGAATCACTTTTTAGTATTTGAGTAAAATCACACTCAAATATCGGTTCTCTCACTTCTTTACTATAATCAAAAATTTCTAAGGACTTCTTTTCCAACATATAGTGAGTTCTGCTACCCATATTAGTTGAGTATGTTCCCGCTTCAGCCCATTCCTTAATTAACTTTTCTTTTAAAACAGGGTCTCCCTTACTTTTCTTTTCAGCCGCTTCATCAGTTGGGAATTCTTTGTAGAAGGATTTTAAAACCTTTGATACTGAAGGCCAGTCACTTTTAATCACACCTTCAGTATTTTTCATAGTGTATTTATGTAACTCTTCCTCAAATATAAGGTTTAGGTCGTTTCTTCTTTTTTCTAAAATATCCCTAATTTCTTGGGAAATAATTTTTAAATCCATTAGTCTTTAATATTAACATAGTATTCGTCAATTTTACCTTTTAAGTCGCATATGTCCTTATCTTCGGGTAATTTCAATATTTTTATTTTTCCGTATAGTTTACCACCATTTAAAGTTCTGTATATCTTAACCGCATCTTTAAACGCATCACCATCCAAAGCAACTATAATGAATCCATTTGATTTAGTATATATTGAGTTAAAAAGTAAATCACTCATATGTTTACCCAACATAGCAATACTATTATCCAAGAAGAATGAGTCAAATACCCCTTCAACTAAATAAATGTCTTTATTCCAATCAATTAACCTTTCATTGAAAATTATTTTGTCTTTTTCTTCTTGCGGATTTTTGTATTTGGCTCGCGATTTTGGATCCCAACTTCTGGCAATATAATAATTTAATTCATCCTCATTATTATATGAAGGGACAACTATTCTGCCCGAATGAGAACCAATATCACAGAAACCTATACCATATTTTTCAATGATATCGTCAGTAATACCTCTATTTTTTAAGTAGTTATAGGCCTGTCTTCTTACAGGATATATTGGACTTGATTCTGAAAATTTAACAAATGATTCAGGTAATCTTAATTTAGGTTTTTTAACTTCCCTAATTGTTGTTTCTTCAGGTTTAAATACGGAATATATTTTTTTTTGTTTTTTATTCGCATATTGGTCTATTAATTTACCCAAAGGACCTTTCATTTCATTAACATCACCACAACTCCAACATTTGAATACGTGTTGATTATAATTTATTTCTAAATTACCTTTATTTTTATCATAGTCACATACAGGACAATTAAATGCTATTTGACCTTTATTTCGATAATGTTGTTTTTCTTTACCAAAAAGGTCTTGTAATAACTCAACAATTATTTCTCCATCATCTTCCATCACTAAAATATAGTAAAAAATATTAATATTTCAAACTTCACAAGATTTTTCATTCTTCTATATTTATTAATGATAAATAAATGCCGGTACAAATAACCATAAATTCAATAACAGGATCATCTCCATATGATGTGTATTTGTGTGACGAACCAATTACTAGTTGTTTTTATATTGATACTATAACATCGAGTTCAATACCTTATGTGTTTAATGTTCCTGCTATTGTTGAAGATAATCCCTCATTCAATTTAAAAATCGTGGATAGTAATGAGTGTGAATTTTATACGAATTTAATAGTTAGCTAAATATGGTAACAACAGGATGTTCATCAACTTATTGTATACAAGGTACTAATTCCGTATGGGATGATGTTTATAGTGCTAACACAGGTTCAACGGTACCGTCATATAATGGTGAGTTATATTGGACTGGTTCAAGTAATGGTTATTTCATATATTATAAAAGTGCAACAACTCAATGGTGTTTATCAACGACTTTAGGTGGAGCTTGTTTATTATCAGGACCATCACCATCACCTAATAGTTGTCCTAATTTATCACCATTTTTATTTAGTTCAGGTAATTGTCAATCAACTACAACAACCACAACTAATCCTTGTAATGATTTTGATTTTGAAGCGTATTTTGATTGTTATGTACCACCAACAACGACAACAACATCAACATCTACAACAACCACTACAACCACTTTACCTCCATCAATATGTTCAGGCGTTGGTGTTAACGCAATTGCCCAGTATGTTGAGCCTACCTCGACAACGACAACATCAACTACAACAATCGCTCCTATAGTTAGGGATTGCGTATTTTTTGGTGATGTAACATTTACAACGGTAAGTTCAATAATAGAGTGCCCTGGTTCTGATGGTGAACCTCTTAGTGAACAATTTCAAGATTGTTATACTGGCGAATTACTATACGCACCAATACCAATTCTAACACCTAGCGGAAATACAATAACTAAATTTATGATTTTTAGAGCAACCGTTGATGGTGTATCTAGATGTATATCTTATTTAGGTCAAAATACTTGTAATACGGGAGTTAATAACATAATTCTAAATGAAGGTCCGATAGGATATTCTAATATAGGTCAATGTGATTTATGTGTTCCTCCACCTACCACAACAACAACGACAACAATTGCCCCTCCTTGTACTTCTTGTCCTGAAGGTTATGTTTTATTACCTGACGGATTTACTTGTGAAAAGATTTTAGTTGAGTTGGCAACTCCACCGTTAAATCCAAGAATAATTGGTGTTAATTATGAAGATTATCCGGCAACATATGGCGGGGATGGGGGTTTAATAGTTTATGAAGAAATAACAAATAAGGGATGGCCTATTTTTGGTTTACCCAATAGACAAATACCTGTTTATTCACCACCATCAAATAATGATGCTAGTTTAAATAGTTTATCAATAATACCTAATAGTGGTTATACTAATCAAGGTGTTCTTTATACCTCGTTATCCCCATCATCATTACCCAATACCCCTCACGCTTCTTTGGATTATCCATCAGGTTATTGGCCGGTAAGTCCTTGGCCTCCAACCAATAACCCACCAAATATACCTAATTTGTCCGGTTCTGTAACTCACGAAAGTTTATCTTATTTGTCGGAAAGTATTGTTATATCAAATGTTTTAAGCCTTGGTAGTGGTAGTTCTGTTAATATAGAATATAATAGACTAGATGGAATAAGTTTATTGTGGGGTAAGTCCAGTGTTCCAAATTCTTGGTCGTCAACCGTTGGTATTTGGTCAGACGCTCCCTCACCATATAACTCAAACCCTATTTATACATTGTCCAATAGTTGGATTGGTATAACCCAATGTGTAACAATAGAGGAAGAAAAAAAATACTACTTATTGATAAATGCCAATAACTCTTTTAGACTCACTATTAACGGATTATTGTCGGTTGAGATTAATAATGGTGATGGTGGAAAACAACCTTTAAAATTTGTAAATTGTTTTCCGATAACGTTACCCGCAGGAACTTCAACAATATCTGTTGAGGCCGGTAATTATAGTGCCGGAGGTAATTTAGCGTTTGAATTATTAGATATTCCATTAGACATTTTATTATCCGCTTCAACATATTCTTCAATAGAACCATATGTTTTATATTCAACCAAACAAAAAAGACCTAGAGCTTTCGACATTAACTTTATTAGTGGTAGCACAACCATAACTTCATCAGGTGAATTTTTACCGACAGATGTTGGTGGATTTGTTCAATTTCCTTCTTTTGTTTATTCCGGAACATATATTACGGAAGTTATAGATTCGAATACCGCAATAATTAATTCAGGTGCAACTGCAACAGGTTTAGGTTTATCGGGTAATACGAATGGACCTTCAACAGGAAGAGTATATTTTATATTCGATACCGGACAATTATTCGCTAGTGGTTTACCTCAAGGATTTACTTGTCCTGCGGGTTATACGTATGTAAATTGTGGAGGACCTACTTGTCTATCAATATCAAGAGTTTTTTGTCCGTCAATACCCACCACAACAACAAGCACAACAACGATAGGTATTATATAATAATCTTATCCTGTAAACAGAATTCACAAATTGTAATAATACTAATTTTTACCGATTTTAAATCGGTATTTTAAATAAATTAATTAAAAATAATGATTACCAAATTTTTTCTTGTTTCATATAACCAAGAACACAACAATAAGCGTCAGATTGGTCAAAATTCTCTTTTTTAAGAGTGTTGTTTTTGGTATATTGCCATTGTATTTGAGGTTCTCTTTTGGCAACCAACTCCCAAATGATTTGTTTTTTATCACAATCCTTTGGATATCCACCAAATAATACAAATTTACCCTTTTGGTTTTGTTGAACTAAATGTGGAAATGCGTTTTTTCTTGAATTATATGTTGATATAAATTCTGGGACAATTCCTAAAGTATCGTAAATTAATTTACATAAAAAACTATTAAATCTTAATAAAGTTTGTATTGTATAAATGTTATTAGAATTAAGTAAAGGCTCTTCTATAATAACTTTAGTAATCCCTAAATCAGTATATTGTATTAATTTAGTTTTAAAAATATCACTCTTTAAGAGAAGTTCTTTTATTTTATCTTCTTCTTTTGGTTTTGGTTTAGGAGAAATGTGAGTTAATTCTAATAATTCTTTAGTTTGAATATCGAATAGAGCCCAACCAATAGTGCTTGTGGAAATGTCAAGTCCTAAAACTTTAGGACTTTGCTTTAAATTTTTTTTCATATTAAAAATCTAATTTAACTAAGAATTGCTGTGTCCCCTGTCTTAATACGGGTGACTGCAACTTAGATATAATCATAAGATTTTTTTGATCATCGTAAAGACCAATCTCAGTAATAAATCTGCGCTCTGTAACACTCCAAGTCGGATTTGATGGTGTTTGAAATTCTGTTTGACTTAAATTTATCTTATATCTCATCTCATATATCGTTGCCTCAATATCTGTTTCGATAGAACCATAAAAATAATATTCATCACCAAAATTAAGAGATGTTCCTGTATAGTTAATAGGTGTTAATGGTACATAGTCATCTAAATTATAAATTGGAGCATCATCATATAAATCCTTTGTAATTACAAAGGTATTTTGGGTTAAACCATCCTGTGTAATATACCCATTAACCATACTATCATTTAGTTGGTCGGTAAAATCAATAACTCTCCATAACGCGGAATCGGGTCTAGATGTTCCTGAAACTTTTTGAACTAATATTTCAAACTTATTAGCGTAATATCCTTCAATGTTACTACAATACGTTGGGCATGGGATTTCTGATGTTGTTGTCGTTGTTGTATATGGTGAAATAGGTTGTGTTAGACACCCGAATTCTTCACCAAATTGTAATGTAACATTTTGTGAATTGATATTATTACAATCAATATTAGGTCCTTGAATTTTACTATAATAATTACAATGTAGTGAATTTAGACAAAAATTATCGTCATTAAATCTATAAGTTACATATAAATATTCATCACTATTAAGTAATAATCCTGTTGAATTTCCTAATGTTCCGCAAACGTTAGGTGTTATTAACGCCAATTTTGGTGCCGGTAATGTCCAATTTCTATTTGATTTGTATGACATAGCGGCAACAATTTCTTCATCGTCAAAAACTATCATTTTTTGGTCAGGAAATACTTTACCAACTCTATTTGGTCTTCCGTTACTAGGGTTAGGATTTGTATCCCATAGATGATAATATCTATGACCAGGGTTATTCATATCTAAATTTTTATTAGATTCTAAATAATAGATTTGGAATAGATTAAGATTTTCAAATCCTGGAGGGTCGACCCAAAATGTTTGACCATAACAACATTCAGGATTTTTATGCCACATTAACCAAGGTATATGAACTCTAAAATTTCTTGCTTGTCCCGTATCACCAGGATTATCTTCATCAAAAGGTTCTAAAGCAAATTTCTCACCATAATACAACCCAGGAGAATTATTAGTATAATGAACTAATGATATCGCCTTTTGTTCTTCAGGTTCGACAAATACTATCTCACCTAAAGAGTTATAATAATAAACATAGTCGGTATCATTTTGACCCTTACTATTTGAATATCCAAAATATTCTTTAGATCCTAAATAATTGACAGAACCAAAATTTTCATAACCAAAATTTAATGTAGGATTTAATCCTGCGGGATTTTCCGACCAAGGGATATTCATATTCCAAACATTAGTATATGACATATCAAAATTACAATCAGTTTGAAAATCAATAACGTTTGGATTATATTTTGGAACAGGACTATCATATATAGTATTCATATTCGGGGGATATACCATAGCCCTTATGTAACAATCTCCGCCTAACAATGATAAATTAGGTGTTGGTCTATCTAGTGTAACTTGATTATTACAAATTGATACTATTCGATATGTCATCATTGGATGACAACTATTAACATTCATTACACAATCTATATATGGTGTTGGTGTTGGGCATGGAGTTTCTTCCGGTAATGGTATTGTGGTTGTTGATGTTGTAGTTGTTTGGCACGGGTCATAAGTCGGTGTTGGTAATGGTATTGTTGTTGTGGTTGTGGTTTCACCTGTTAAACATTCACAAGTATTTGTAATTTCATAATTAAAAAAGAATGTTATAAAATCACCTTTTGCCGGTTGTCTAAATACGTTTTCACTACAAGCAGAATATATTAATGTGATATTTTCATCACAAGTAAAGTCTGAAATATGAACAACATAATTAGAATTTATAGTGTAGTCTTCATTTATTAATAATTTCCAATCTATTTGGCTTAATTCGGTATCTCCAACAAAAAATCCTTTTATTGCTGCAGTATTATATATTGGGGACACAACTGAATCTGAAAATGGTATACCATAAGTATTACCTGTTAGTCCGTCAACATAGTACGGGTATTTAATATATTGTTTATTTGACTCCGGAACACCTGAGATATTACTTGAGTTAAATGATGGTTCTAAAACATATGAATTAGCTTGCGGAAAAGAAGGTATCGCGTCGTAAGATACTTCACTATCCCCAACTTGGAAATACGAAATATTAAAATTTCCTTGTGATAATTTTCTTCTACCAGTATCAGTTAATTTTGTATTGATTAACCCCGATGTATTTTTTAATACGTAAGACATTATATATAATTATTTTATATTAATTTTTTTATAGGAATAAATCATTAAAATTATTACCTTTATTCATTAAACTTTTAAATGAAACATTTTTAGTTTTACCACCCATTAACATTATTTCTACAGGACATTCTCCCTCAGTAACAATTACACTACCTGAAAGTCCTACAACTATCCAATTATTTAACGGTGGAAATTGTGAACCATTTTGAGATAAAACAAAATAAGTTCTAGAAGGATTAAATATTACTTCCCATCTAGATGTTGAACTATTCCAAATTAAAGTATCTCCATTTGTTGATTCCCAAGATAATTTACCATTAACAACCACATCGGGTTGGAATTCTATAGATTCTGTAGTAGACCCTGTGCTCTGTATTGTAGTTATTGACATACAAAGAGTGTTTCCTGTTGGTTGTGGTGATATTGTAGTAGTAGTTGTTGTAGTCGGTCTTACCGCCAATAATTCACAAATCGTTACCGCAGTAAAATCACCATAATAATCAGTTGTTGTTGCCGTGTAAGAACCTTCAACTAAATTAAATATGTCAGGACCCAAATTACCATTACTCCAAATTATTTCATATGGAGATGTTCCTCCAGATATTGATAAAGATATTGATCCGTCAGCCGCTGAAGGTGATGTCGGATTTGTTGGTATACATTCAACGTCCATATCAAATACGGTTGTTGGTATACATTCATTACAAGTCGGTATTACATAGGGTATGGGGGTTGGTGTTGGAGTTGGCGGTAAAGTTGGTATTGGTCCACAAATCCTGGCCGAAACTATCATATTGTATGGTGCGATACAACAAGGAAACGAATTATATACGTCCCACGTCCCAAAAAAAGGACAGAAACCATTTTTCGCCCTACTTTCAGCAATAATTTGAAAAGTATTACTATTATAAAAAGCCCAAGTACCATCAAATCTAAAAAAAGTTATTCCATTAATAAATAAAGGATATCCATTTATTGTTCCTGAAGGAGTCGCATTGAACCCATATGGACGCGGTACTTCTCCTCCACAAATTATTGATACATTGATACATCCACATATGTTTAAAGAACCGCAAATATTTGAACAAGATTTGTTGCTTTCAGTAATTAAAGTTAACGGTTCGCTACTTACGGGTTTATCAAACGCGCAAACCTCCATAACATCTCCCACATATAAAAAAACTTTTTTCTCATCATCATTTAAATAATCATAAAAAGTGATTATTTCGTAATCAGTTGTTGCGGTAATTGTCCAACATTTTTTAATATTAAAATTTGGATAACAATCATAGGTTGTTATATTAAAATCTTCGTAATATGGGTCGTATATTGTCCAATTATCTAATCCGTTACCTGTTGGTGGGCAAATACCGGTGTCGGCTGATTCGGCAATTATGGTGTTTGGTAAGTAATTATTTGATGGTGTCAGAGCAAATAACCATTTTCCGTCCGACCAATAAATTATATACTCATCTCCACCATAATTAGTCGTCCAAAAAGTTTTGCCATTTTGAGTTCCCCCAACAACAAAACCCATATCATCACCATCAAGGGTTAAAATTAGACATTCACATCCGTCTATCTCTCTACATTCAATAAAACAAGAATTTAAAGTTTCCGAACTATAAAAATCTGAAGTAGTTCCTGGTATTCTTCCTGGTGTCCCTTTCAAACAAAAAGACATAGTTTCGCCAGATTTTAATCTAACGTATTTTAAATCATTATCACAATTATAATATTCTATAGTATAGTCATTACTACCACTAAAAAACCAACAATTACAATTTTCACAACTATAAAAATCCGCATAAGGATTACAATTATAAACTTCAGTAATATTTAAAATTTCTGAAGGCGGTTCTGTCTCATCTAAACAATAATTAAAATTGCTATTATTAATTAACTCCCAATCGCCAATTGTCGTATCACAAGGTGATAATGGTTGTGTTGTTGTTTTATAAATAATAGTTGATAAATCACCTTCTTCAATTAAGCACCACTCAGAATTTGGCGAACCCGAAAATAATAAACGATAATTTTTAGACCCTATATTACCAATATAAATAGATTCTCCGTTAAATATTTCAATCCCCTTTGAAAAAACTAAATCAAACGTTGAGTCATCGGAGCATTTGAATGTAAAACTTACGCATTCACAAGACATATCTTAATTATTTATTCATAAATATTTAGTTTTCATTTTTAATTATGTTTTTCATAATTTCAATATACTTTATTGTTGAACTATTTTTGTCCACGTAATCGAAATGATTTATATTCTGTTTTAATTTATCCAATGGATTAACATTTATATATTCACCTTTATAAAATTTTCTACCTTTTAGGTCTTGTGTTACTCCCGCCATATGTAGAATTGGTTTTTTTTCATAGGTTCTAATATCATCGGTCGCCCAAGAAAAATCAAGTTCATCTGTTATTTTAGTTTCAATTCCAAGTAACCATATATTCCATAAAACCGCCCACATATCTGATGTCCACATTTGTATTTCCCCTGGAGAAATTGGGTGTTTTGCGTGATAATTTCTCATTTCAGAATATAAAACCAAACAATCTTTTAATACTTTATCCCAAAATGTGTGGTCAATATTTTTCATAAGATATTGAGCGCCTCCAGAATTATTCTGATTACGTTTAATACAATCGACATCAAGACCGATTACATTTACCATCACCCTCATCAATTCATTATCTTTACTTGACGGATGTTTTGATTCATATCTCTTACAACATCCCTCAATATAATCGTGACCTATATATCCTATGGTATCTGATAGGTAAATAAAATCATCTTTTGATAACTTATCAAAATCGGGTAATTCTCTGAACACAATATCTGAATCGTGATAAAAATAAAATTTAGATAGTTGTGGGTTATCTTTTAACCAACTAGATAAAATCATTGGTCTTAAACTAGGTATATAGGTTTTGTCTGTTCTAATATCGGTATAATGATGAACATTTACACCTAATTTTTTAATCTCTAAAGATTCTTTACTCGGTTCTTTTCTATTAACCAACGCAAATAAAACGTGTATGTTTTCAGGTTTAATACCTTTCTCAATAAAATTATGGCAATAAACTTTTGTTTGCCAATGAAAATAAGGCACGTCTGGTTGTGCAGAAACAAATACTAATTCATTATTCATAAATTAAATATATGAATAAATTAAGAACAATAAAGTATTTCAAAATTTTCACACTCAGAACATATAATTCTTAATAAAATTACAGGAATAAAGATATTTTTTTATATATTAAAGTGGGTATTGACACAATTTGGGGATTGTGATGTTCCGTCAGCCCATTTAGAACCCCCAAGATAGTTTTGAAATGTTATCGAATATGGCGGGTTTTTATCTATCAGATAAACATCACCACTTAAATTATTTACAATATAAATGTTACCGTTATCTTGAAATAATCCCCAAGCCCTATCTACCGGTGGTGTGACCAATATATCAAGTTCTTTATTTCCTGTTAAGTAGTCATATTGTATAATATAACAATTATAAATTGGAGCTCTTAATACCGAAACTATTAATTTTCCTGTCGTTGTGTATAATATATCGCCAGATACAAAATCTCCAACATCTAAGTCAAATTTATTTGTTATTGTTGCAGATGGTGTAGAAATATCAATTTCAACAATTTTATTTGGTGTTGTCGTAGAGTCCGAACTGATTAAGGTTAGATTTGTTAAGTCCTTAGCGCACAATCCGCTCCCAATTTGTATGGGTAACGGTATATCTCTATTAAATGTGGCTAACCAAGGATTAAAAGTTATGTCCCACTCCCTAATATACATATTTGGAAAACTACTATAACGATATAACCATAATTTGTTCGGAGTATTAGCAATGTCTTGACTACTAAAAGATGATGATACAATTAAATTTGTTGAGGTATTATTTGTCACATCATACAAATATATTAAACCATCCCAAGAATAAATAACATCACAATCATTGTTAATTGGTTGATTACAATAAAGTACTTTAAAATTTTCGCACTCAGAACACACAATTTTTAGTAAAATTGCCGGAGCATAAATATATTGTGAGGGTAAATTAAATGAGATTGGAAATGTTGGTGTGGTTATTTGACCTATTTCAATACATTCAGTATTGTATATGGTGCAAACATAAACACTACAAGGAAATGAATCTCCCGATACGTTATTTATTTCAACTGATGTCATTTTTTAACATTCACTACAATCGTCATATATTTCCCCTTCTTCCCATATTATTGTTGCGGTTGATGTAACGGCAGATATCACTTCATAACAATTGTAATCGGTATCCGCAATTATCTTACCATCAACTTCATACTGATCATCAATAGTTACAACTTCAGTATTTGGTGTAATACCGCTAACCATACACTCACCTAAACCTGAATCATAATAACTATAAATTTTTAAATCAGGACTATCCCCAGATAAGTCAATAATTCTGTTATACCAATCTAAAAGACCTGTTCCTGTGAAAGGTCCGTTACAATTAGGTAAATAACTATTACTATCTATAGTCGTATTTGTTATTAATGTTGATAAAGGATATGTTAAGTCGGAACAACAATTATCAGGGTAATACATCACATCACTCATTTGGTCATAAAAATATACTCCCAATGTAGAATCGCATTTTTCTATAATATATATGTATAATCCTTCAATATCAAATAAAGATACGACCCCTTTATTACCATAAGTTTGGGTTTGTAATTCCCAATTATCGTCAAAAGTTAAACCACTTAAACAATATTTAGTCCTTATGTAATTTATGGTTGAATCGATAACTACACTGGTTGAGAAGCAGTCTAATGGTATTGCATCTGAAAAATCAGTATCAGCACCTCCTCCCGGTAATTCCCAAAGTTGTAATTCAGGACAACAATTCTGAACTAAGTAATTTGTTGCACAAGCGTAACAAGAAATTAAATATTTTATCACCATATTAATTATTACTTGTGCACCTCCCAAATTAGCGGAAATGTTTTCACAATCAGTTTTGACCTCAATAGTATTATTTTCAGGGTCTATAATTACGGTATCAATACCATCATAACTTATTAATAATTCCGTAATTGCAGAATACCATAATTCATTGCTTGGGTAATCAGTTACACTATCGCCAGTGAAAATATATTTTTCTTTAATGATTCCGTTAATATTAGTTTGTGCGATGAAAATGGTTTCATTAATAATACAATCTGTATCCGCAAATGTTAAATCATTAAATCCTTCTAACAATAAAGATTTAGGTCCTTTAACTAAGACAAATCCATTATTATCAAAATTAGAATCACAAATAGAAAATACTTCATATTGTTCAACATTATTCAAACCATTTACAAAAATAACTTCTGTTTTATTACAACCAATACTATCAGTTACTTCTAATGAATAAGTCCCAGCGGTCAAATTTGTCACCGTAATTCCTGTTTGACCATTAACATTAGGACTCCAATCTAAAGTAAATGGAGGCGTCCCTTCTGTAATAAAGGCGGTTATTGTTCCGTTACCACCTAAATCCGCAGGTGTTGATACTAAATTGAAGTCTATAGAACTTGTTGATAGTATACTAAAATTAACATTTTGTCCGCAATTAGTTGAGTCGGTTACGGTTGCCGAATAGTTACCGGGTGTTAAACCTGTAAATGTATAGCTAAGTCCTGTAAAAATTGCGAATTGGTCATTTATTTCATAGGTATATGGTTGTGTTCCTCCGGTACTAATATTTAATGTAACTTCACCTTCTGAAGAATTACAAGCACTACCTACCGTTGTTGCACTTAATCCAAATTTACTAGTATTATTTATTGTAAACGTACTATTATAAACACAAGTTCCAATTCCACTATCTTCAATTTCTATACTATATATACCCGATTTTAAACCTGAGAATGTAGCGTTGGGTGTGGTCATTGAAGTTTGATTGTATGTGTTTCCACTACTATCAGTTATTTTAAAATTGTATGGTGCCGTTCCTCCGACCAAAGAAATAACCACTTTACCCGAACTATCATTACAAAAAGAATTTGTTGTGTTAAAACTAACTAATGTAAACGAATTTGGCGTCAATAATGTTATACTTTGAGTGAAAGTACATAACCCAGCGTCGGTAACCGTAACGGTAAAATTACCACTACCTAAACCTGTAAATGTATAACTTTGAGCAAAACTAATACCATTTACACCATTAGACCCTAAGTAACTATATGGTGGAGTTCCTCCAATAACATTTACCGTTATTTCACCATCACCAACAAAACAACTAGGTGGTGTTAAATCAAAAGAACCAAAACTTACGGGTTCAACATCAATTACCGTTGCGCCTAATGTTTTAATACAACCGGTAGAATCTTCTACTTGGACGCTATAACTACCTGACGTTATTCCTGTAATATTCTGCGTTGTTTCTCCGTTACTCCACAGATAGGTATATGGTGGTGTTCCGGTTAAACCTGTAATATATATTGCACCAGCGTTATCTACAGAACATCCGGCATTATTTACAACATAAAAACCATAATCAACGGTTATAGAACTTTTTACCAAAAACGTGGCACTTTGTCCTGTACAACCCCCTCCATCATCACCAATCACATAATAATAACCTCCCTCAACGTCATTAAAAACGTATGTGTCAGATATTAGTGTTCCGGAAGTAACATATGTTCCATCTTGTTCGTATAGACTAAATGTTGCCAATCCGTAGTAATTTGAGGTTTCCGCGGTAATCGCACCATTTGGTAAATCACATAAAGTATCTCTAATACCTGTTATTGAAACGCTAGTTCCGCTAGAAATGTAGATATCGATAGTGTAAACGTTATTTATTGGTAAACAACTATCTATTAAATTAATTGTGTAAGTTCCCGCATATAAATTTGTTTGAGTATAAGTTGTTACACCAATCCCTAAAGGTACAATATCGGAAGGTTGTAAAGAAATTACGGTTATTGTTATATCGTTAGCCGGAGTAGCTCCACCAACGTTAGTTCCTAAAATGGTTAGAATGTCACCGACTTGGTAATTAGTTCCAGGTGTTGATAAATTTAAATTGTAAGTAGTATTTATTTTAGTTACGTTAAAACTCGCTAAAGTTCCTGACCCGCCATTAACCGGCACATTAGGATAGTAATTATTTGGTCCTGGAGGTACGACAGATCCAGTTCCAACAAATGTATAACCTGAAACACCTGTGCCAGGGTATAATTCTTGTATTGAGTAGTCGGGAGCACTCCCATAAATTTCTATTGTATATGCCCCTAATCCGGCATTTCCGCAGTCACCTGTAACTGATAAATTATATGATAAAGCACAAGACATTAATTATTACAATCTATATTAAATTTTATTCCTATATTTATTTTAAAATTGATTTCTAAATCAGACACCGAACAAACTTGATTATATACTATAACGGTATCGTCATTTGTTAAAATATAACCATAACCGTAACCATCTAAAGAGTCTAAACCATTCATTAATGCGGTTTTCCATTGTAAATCAGTTGGTGTACTTAATCCTACTAAATTTAACCCCGCTCCCGTAAAAAAAGATTCACTTACTAAGATATTGTTATCAACTCTTAAATCAACAAACCAAATACTTGATAGCGAATTAACCGCACAATCATTAAGTTCGTAACCATTGGTCGTTAAATAATTGTTTAGAGTTATACTTAAAACGTTATCAAATGATTGGACACTAGGATTTCCAACCCAAGGATAGACTCCACATTCTACGGACTCTACCGGACAATCTTTCGCAAATACATTTGTTTTAAATGAACAAGGTTCGCAAGGAACCGGAACTAAAGCGCAACCTCTTTGTCTTCTCCATCCAAATTTTTGTCTGTGAAAAGCCGAATTCTCGTATCTAACCCCTGTGTTCCATATTGTACTCGCAGGAACCATTTGTTCTACTAATCTTATCCAATAATCACCTATACCATTAACGTATTCGGTCATAGTTTTATAATTAAAATTATTGTTTTCAATACTCACATTTTCTTCAGATTGTAAATACCTCCAATAGATAGACTCTAATGTAGGGTATCCCATAGTTTTACCGTTTGTTGAATATTGCCTATCCCTCACATTAATCATATTTCTCCAAAAAGTTTGAGCGAATTCAAAAAATGTTTTTTGTTTTGGTTGTGGATTAATTACCGTATTGTCAATTGGCTTATATGGATATAAATTACCACTATTAAATGGTAATGTCATTAAATTACTAAATTGTAAAGGCATTGATGTTGCCGGTGAGAAATCTAATCCTGAATTTGGTATTGGGTAATTAAATTCTCTAGACATATACCAAATATCGTATATTATCCCTTGTGATGGATTTAAAAATAAATCAACGTTTTTAACATTTAAAACTAATTTTTCATTTGCCGCGTAATATAAAGCGTCGTAATTACCTCCAATATTTTTTCTATACCCAATTTCACTATCTGTCCAACTTTTATTATTATCAATTCTTTGATTTAAGAAAAACCCTAAGCTCATTGATGGGAATTCCCTAAATCTATCTAAATAATCTTGACCATACTTATATGGTGATAATGATGTTTGATAATTAGTATTAGTTCCTGTGAATACACTATCGGTTAAATTTAATTCTTCCGGAGCCCTGTGTTTAGGTGTTTGTTCGAACCAACCGCTTCCTATTTGGAAAAAATAATCTTCAGTTTCGGCTGGAGCGGAAGGATAACCATCTTCATCAATAGGGTAGTCTTCTAATCTAGCGTTTGAACTTTTAATTATGTTTTCTGTGGTAAACCCTGTATATTGAACTCCAAAAATTGTAAAAACTTCACTAGGGTTTAGGACAGGTAATTCTTGGACATACGTTCCTCCCGAAATTTTTGCGAACTGAGTCTCGAATTGTGCTAAATTTATTTTTTGATCCGCAACATACACATACTCATTAAACTCTACCAAAGCTTCGGGAGCGCCTATTAATTTCATTAACATTTCAATAGATTTCCTAGTCCCCTTAGATTTAAATAGATATGCCGAATTTAATATTAAATTTCTATAAAATTGATAATTTAATTCGTCAGGTGTTTTTGGTATTGGTTCACCAGTAAATGATGATTTTTCTGAATTTTTCTGTCCAAAAACAGAACTTAAAAAATCATCAGATGATATTGGAGACATATTTGTCGACCAACCCAATGTTTGTCCTAAATTTTTAAGTAATTGTGAAGGAATATCATCTCTAACGTTGTAGTTAACGGAATTCATATATGCCAGAGCGTTTATGAATTTTTGAGTTTCATCAAAACTTCTACCATATATCTGTAACACTTTATCCATTTTTTGTCCAATAGTGTCAAATTCTTTAAAAGCTCCAGTAGTTAAAAACCTTGAAATAATGTTTGTTCTGTAAGAATCGAACGATTCTGAAATTTCATTTAAACTAATTAAATAATCTTCGAATGAGTTTGATACTATATCTAAATTCCAACTTCCGTCTATAGGCCAAGTAACTCCTTGTTTTTGTATATAATAAACCCCATCTTCAGACTCTCTTGGAATATTAAAGTTAGCGGTATATAACGGATAAGATGTTCGATTAAGTAAGAAATTTTCAACCTCATCTAGTTCCTCATTAAATACTTTATTAACTTCAAAGTCATTTGGTCTTATTATTATGTTTTCTATTACAAAAGTATTACCGGAGAAAGGATTACCTTCTATGAAAATTTTTAACGCACCATTAGTTAATGATTGTGTTGGTATGATACTTTTAACCCTATAACCTTCACCATTAAAATATAATGAGTATTTTGCGTACTCAATGGTCATATTCCTCAAATAAGAAACCGGCATCTCTTTTAACTCCAAATTTCTTGTAGAATTTACCGTAAAATCAATTCCAAATGGATTTCTTATTCTCGAAATTTGTAAAGTAAAACTCGTTTCGTTTGTTGTTTGACTATAAACAATATCTTCAGCCGTACTACCTGTAGTATAATCTAAACCTAAAAATCTTGATTCGATTGCAGCGGGATAATTATTTATAATATTTGTTACAGATGTTGATATTCTTTTAACTAACGATCCGTAAGTCGTAAAATTAGTAACTTCAGATAAATCGAAATTTGGATATACTTTAAAATTATTTTCCGCAATTATTTTTGATTGTTCTATATTTTGAATACCTAAACTATCTAAATTAAAAGGTTCTGAAAAAACACCTGTTATAAAATTCCTATTTGTTTTTTCGGTTACTGATTGTGTGAATTCAAAATTACCTTGCGTAAGACCTCCACCTTGAACTAATTGTAGTCCAACTAAATTATCCGAAAAAGTTCCTTCACCTGAAGGTGTTTGTGGTGGACAAGTATATTTTTTAGTCGACATTATTGAGTTATATTTGTAAAGCTTTTAGTAAAATCAATATTATTACCTCTATCTTGTCTAACCTCATAAAGTAGTTCATTGAATTGGTCTCTAATTTCGTATAGATTGTATTGTTTGTAAATATTATTACTAGAATCGTAAATAGTGTACATCCCATCCTCCATAGATTTTGTTTGATTACCATAAAGAGCGATCGCTATGGTTGAGAAGTCGTGTTCGGCCATTTCAATATCTAAAGTTATAGGATTAAAAAATGTGTTTGTAATGATAATATCTTGGTCGGGTTGTCCTATATATGGAACCGCAATAGGTTTATTACTCGGTGCTGCTGAAGGTGTTAAAGTACAAAATAATAATCCTGTATTACTATCACTATATCTATATCTAATAGCTTTTTGCGATGTATTTGTTAAATTTTGTATAACAGGTTCACAAAAAAATGATGATGTTATTAATCTAAAAAAATTAGGGATTTTTGTTCCATTAGAATTTAAATATTCAATTCTAAATCCTACCAAACCTTGATTGACAAATTTATTTCTAAATTGGGATGGCACATTATTTAAGTCGATAACTAAACCTCTAACATTTGGTAGTGCAGATAAGACACCACAATCTAGTATAGTTGTTCTTATCTCCGCCGGTCTAATTAATAATGTGTAAATCCCTATTTTATTAAAAATATCTGCAGGTAATTTTAAATTATATAAACCACCTAATAATTCTACCCCACTATTACCTCCCGTATTTTCATTATTGAAATAGGGTTTTAATACTGATGGAGCATCTAATTTAGTCAAAACAAAATTATCTGTATTATCTCTAGATGGTGTATAATTTAAAATTATATCAACATCTTCCGGTGATACATCCGCGGGTCTTATTGTTCCATACGTGCCTACTGCCATACTAATAAATATTCGATTACTGATTTATTATTTTAAAAAACTTATATCCATATTTTGTTAAATCCCCAACATTATCGACTTCACCTAATCTTTGTAAACTTTCAAGACCGGATAATTTACCTCTCTCTATTGAGACATCGCTTTCTACTTGTGGTTCATCAATAACATTCAATAATAGATTATCTTTAGTTAATGCCGAACACACTAACATATCTTGAGTATAACCATAAGATAAAACTTCAAATGTTGTAGCTCCGTTAATGTAATCTCGATATGAAATATCATTTATGGTATATGAAGTGTATGCGTTGTCCGAAGATGGTCCGTAAAAAGTTCCAATACATCCTGAAGTTCCTGTTACTTGAATTCCGATTTTAAATTTACCGGCAAATAAACTAGATTTAGGTCCGTATTGTTGTAAATCATTAACTGATGATGTGGTGTAACCTGTTACCAAAAAAGGTACTGTTGTGTAATTACTACTAATTTGTTCATCAACGTCACAATAAGAATCACCTGTGAAAATATAATCATAATTAATTGGTGTTGCCGACCAATTACCTCCTTGTGGATAAAAAGTTGCTGTACCATAAGGATTACTTATTGATGCTTCGGTAAAAGGGACTATCACCTCTTTTTTTACAACATTAACACCCCAAGGACTCGCTCCTGAGAATGTTATTGTGAATTTTCCATTGTATCCATAGGTATGTATATAATAATTAGGTGAAAATGTTGTTACCGTCTGAACCGGTGTTCCATCACCCCAATCTAAGGTAAAATTACTGAATTGTAGATATTTTTTATCTTTATCAATAGTATTGTAAAAATAATATGTGTTCGGATCTATGGTGGTTGATGAGAACAGGAAATTTAACATAGTGTCTTTTTGTAAGACAGCTCCGTCAAAAACACTATAATAACCTAAATCAATAGTTTCTTGAGTTAATAAAATAGGTATGGTTAATCCTGTAAATAAAGATGTCTGACCGGTTCCACCTGATAAAACTTGGGTCATAGATGAATAAACGTAAGTTGTTCCAGTGTATTTTGAAGTGGTTGTAGTTGTTACAATGTCGCAACAAGGGTCATCAATAACTTCAGGAATTATTTCTCCGTAGGTATATGTTACAGGGAATATTGTGTTAACAACTTCGGGTGATATTTTTATATAATATTTTCTATCTTCCATTACGGATTAACATATTCGTACCATTTTATGGGTTGTGAAGTCCCAACCCTATTATTTGAATAATTAAAAACTTTATATGTTTTTTTTACCTTATCTAAAACTACTTTATAGTAAAAATACCTATCGGGTCTAAAATTGAATTTGTCAGATAAGGATGATTGTGGGCTATTCATCATTTTAACATACGTCCCTCTTCTAGCATCAAAAAATTTTGCGGTCATATAAAAAGTGTCTATATCTAAAAAACCACTATCTCTCAACCAATATATAAAAAACCCCTCTTTATCTCCAATAAAGTCTAAATTAAAATAAGGTTTTTTTATATTTACCGGTGGTTTATATGGTGACAAATTCTTTGTTTCCGTATCACCTTGTTGTGTTGGTAAAATTATTGTTAGGTAATTTGATTGTTTTGCACTATCAGAACTATCATAAAAATCCAATTTAAAAAACGATTTTGTAAAAGGTTTTTCAGAAAAATAAACTTGTGACGTTGTAAAACCATTACTCACATAACTATTAAACACATAACTATTAACCCAATTAGATGGTCCTGTAGACGCCGTTACCGGTAATAATATATTATAAAAATTAAATTCATATTTTATTTTTGTTTGTATATCAGGTTTAGAACCACTGGTATATGGATCGTGCGAATATCTACTAACCTCAAAATCTCCCGGTGAACCAACTATTTCGGTTATTACTTGGTCTTCATAAATTTCAATAATATCATCTTTACCCAAATGATCCCACTTTAATTCAATAGGTATATTTAAGGATGTATCACCACTAGGTAATACAAAATAATATTTATCATTCACAATCATCTATGGTAGGTTCAGCAATTATGTTTAGTTCATTATAATTAGTTCCTTCCGGTATTATTCTAAAAATAATATTATCAAAAGGATAATGTTTTCCATTTAAAAATGGGTAGTTAACCCCTATAAAATCGCTATCTATAAATCCGTATGAATACAAATCTCTCCAAATAAATTTTTGTTTTGTGGTTGAATAGTAGGAGTAATTTGGGATGTTTACTTCGGTAGTTTCTCCTTCTTCAATATATGGTGAAAATACTCTTAATGTTATGGGGTGGTGTGGTTGATAATAATATCCTAAAGGGTTCGTTGGTATAACAGAATTTATTTTAAAGTGTAGTCCGTTAAATGTAAACTTGTGAAATATCTTAGATAATACCCTTTCTTCCTGGTCATAGTCGTTCCACTCACAAAAATCCCCGTCAATTAAATCCCCATCCTTTAAAGATTTATTATATTTAAAAGGTCCTGAACCTAATGTCGTTGTATAGGTAGATGTTTGTATTCCCGTATTTGACGCTGATGATGGTGAGTTCGTTTTATCCCACCAAATATTAGGTTGTCCGTTTGCCGGATTTAATGGTAAATTAAACTCCCATCCTTGTTTTAATCCGTCAGTCCATCCAAAATAACCAACCCAAATCGCAGTAAAAAATAATTCAGTTATTGGTCTACCCTGATTATCTAATAATTCACTAATATCTATATCGTTATTAAACGATAAACTATAAGATTGAGACCCTTCAATTGTTGTTATTTTTTCTTTATTATCTGGAGTTAAAGACGCGCTTTCATACTTTTTTTTACTACCAAATATATTTTGTTCAAAACCGGCTTTAACTAAAATCGCATCAGACAAATTTGTTATTATTTTATGTCTTTTAACATAATATTTTGATGTGGTGTCTGTAGGGTTATCTTTTACCACTATTCTCTTAGCTGTTCCGGTAATATTACTATTGAAAGTTGTTCCTGTGTAACCAACATTTACAATATTAAAATAATATTCATCACTTCCTAAAGTTCCGTTACCTAAAGAATCTATTTCAAAAATATCGTCACCATCATAATTAATACTTAATTTAACGGCTTCACCTATCGATAGTCCGTGTTTTACGGGACATTTAAATGAGATTACATTTATACCGCTATCATTACCTGTTTCAATAATAAATGGTATTCCTTCAGAACAAACCCAATCAATTGCAATATTATTTTGATTTATATAATATAATTTTCTTGTAGTCGAGTTAGTAAAAGGATAACTAAGAAAAAAATTCCAATTATAGGTCGATGCACTTACATTTGAAAATGTTAAATGTTCGTCAGGTGGTTGTGTATATCCTTCAACGTTATAATCAGTTCTTATAAAGTCAAACTCGTTATATAATGGGAAACCGCTCCACGCAACACTTGGGTTTGGTGGGCAAGAATCTATAGCGGATTGTTTTGCATTTACATATGATAAATTATTTTCAAATGGAGGATAGTTAGTGAAGCCAGCGTACGAGTTCTTAAATATTACACTAAATTTAGCCGCAGGTCTAAATATGGTAGATTCTTGTCTTTCTTTATCGAAAACATCTTGTAGACCTACCGTAAAACTTCTGTCATATTCTATTAATAATTTTGAATTCTGAATTAACGGTAATTTATATTCCGAATCTTTTTTTGGTGCGGTTTTATACCTTAAATTAGGTAAAACTATTCTATTTTCAAATCTGTTACCCATTTTAATCTATTACATTATCACTATTTATCCATTTCCTATAAAATTTATCAAAAGAGCTTCTACCTTTTTTAAGTCCAAAATAAAAATAATACGGAGCCCCAACCGTTATGACTCTTGAGTTCGGATAATTACCACTTTGTGAGTTTGGGTTTGGGTCTAATTGTCCTGTTGCGGGATTTCTTGAGAAGATATAACCTTTAAAATAATCTGAAGTAGATCCTTGACCTCTAAAATATCTTGATGACGCATTTAATCTGTCTAAAGTTTGATATCGATAACTTAAAAATTCATTACCTAATCTATCCGCATACCATTCATTATCTTGAGAACCGAAAATACTATCTCCCGATGGATTCTGTTTAATCTCCCATTGATATAGTGGAACTATTTGTGAAAAAGTCGGTATATTATTAAACGCGCATTGTTGAGTAACTCCCGCGGTAACATCAATAATTTCTCTTCTTGGCGAGATGTAATCTCTAATCTGTGTATCTGAAGAATAGAAAATACCAAATATTCCGTCACCAGAACCTCCATTACTAAAATATATCGGATCTTGTCCTGTCGGATTTGTAGGATAATTAGCTGAATCAAATTCATTAACACCTAATTCTGAATTTATAGATATCATCTGAGTGTAATCTGCATCCACAAATTTATTATCTCTCTTATTTAAAAATGAAAGAATATTTGCCCCGCCAATCATTTGACTTCCAATTGATGTATTTGCGAGTCTAGATAATATAAAAATATTCAATATATCCGAAACATCACCAAATGTGGTGGTATTTAATTTATTCACTATATACCCATCATACTTATCTGAAAACACTATTTCTTGTATATAACTACTTCTAGGACCTAAATCCATAATGGTTGTTGGTGTTTTCAGGTTGTAGTTATTACCATCTTGACCCGAACTAATACCTATAAAATATTGTTGAGTTATACCTGAATAATATGGACTACTTCTATAGTAGAAATTTTTATCAATTTGATTATAATATATTATTTTTTCACAAAAATCGCTATAAGGTTGGTTATTAGAATCGAATAGTCTCTCGTTTTTAAATGAAGGTGCGTATAACACACCATTAATCCAATTATTTGTAAATACGTGTGAGAAAACATTTCTACAGGCCGCAAAGGTTATGTTTGTCCTCGATAGCCATTCTGTGAAAAGTTTTATATCATCTCTTAATGAAAGAAAAGGTCTAGTAACTAGGACATAACACCCATTATCAAAAATTTGTTTTCCTGCGATTCTTTGGCAATCTCCGTATTGAATAGAAAATTCTCCGTTCGAATAAGTATAACATTTTAAATTGGCACTATCACTACAACTATTAAGACTATTTACAACTTGACTATTTATTGCGGTTGTTGGATCCCCATCATAAGGTCCCGGACTTGTTGATGGATTAGATGATGTTGACGAATCTCTAATATACCCTGAATCTGAAATAGGATAAAAAGTAAAATCACCATTTTGTTGTAGTAAGAATGTCGAATCACAATTATCAACTATTGTTGTAGATGCCGGTAATCTGTCTGACCTCATAACAATTTGTCTACCGCTAACCCCACCATCAAAAGACATAGGTGTTGTAATATCATATATTGGTGAAATATATCCGGCATATACCACAGGATTTAATGGAGATGGTGGATATGGTATGGTCGCATCCATCATCATTAATGAACCCCCTTCCACAATTTCGTTAATATAGTACCCTCTGTTTTGTGCTGGCGTAAAAACAATATCGTTAAATTCAAATTCATAATAATTACAACTGGATGATGCAGATAATTGTTGTATAACATTCCATTCTCTAGTGAAATGATTGTTTATATTAACTCTAAGTCCATTAATACTTGTCTCCGCACCTGTTGATACTGAAACAAAGCAAGAGCAAGATGGTGTGTATAGAGAACTATTATTATCTAAATTAGAATAATATTTTGGTAATACACTATCAAAAGGTAAGAAAGTCGATGGTTGGTAATTAAATGAATCGTAATATAAATTCATATTTGAATAAGTGTCCACATCTGAATTAATTACAACATCGTGACTTACGTTTTTAAAACCACCGTTAATTGGTATATTTAATTTAAAATTACCTCTAAACTTTTTAACACCAAAATTTGAATATCCAAATATTTTACTTAAATCATACTCAATATCAACTCTCGATGAGTATGGGTCAACGCCTCTAACTAAAAATAACACAATTTGTTGCTGATAATCAAGATATGAAGTCATTGGGTTATCACTAACATCCGTAACACAATTATTATCAGGAGGATTAGAATCCAAACTAATTCTATTAATCCTCATATTATTATTAAAGTATCGTTCATTTAAAGAATTATCTAAAGATATTCCGCATTGTGAACTAAAATTAGCGTAAGTCATTGCTGTAATGACTTGGAAATATTCGATATCTGACGGATACTTGTTGTAATTCATATCCGAAGGATTTGGTTGTGGTATTTGATATGTTACGGACCCCGATATTCCGTTAGGTTTTACGTAATTTAAAGTTATATTAGTATTATTTAAACAAGTACCCACAACCGCATTATTATTAAAACTATTTGTGGTTGACCCTGTCAAGTTCTTATCAATACTTAAATCCGGATTTTGGAATGTCATAATCATTCCCGCGTCTATATAATCAATACTATATTTGTTTAATAAAACAACAACTATATTATCTGTATGGTAATCATTTGGGTCGGGATTTAAGTTTGGTTCAATTCTAACTTTTATTTGATTAACTCCACCACCAGGATTTGTTGGTAAGTTGTCAAAATATTTCGCCTTCGTATTAAATAAATTAACTCTTTCGGGTAATGTTAAACTACTACTAAAATAGTTATATTGGTCAAAAGAAATATCCCCTTGATATAAATAGGGTATTTTTGTTAAACAACTAGGTGGGGATGTTAAATTATACCCACCAATTAATTTATTTGTATTAACAATATTTTGATTATTGGTTCCTTGATTATATGTACTCTCGTTAAATGTTAATATTGTTATAGTTTGTTGATTAGTATTTAAGTCAACTCCACTAGGTAGATAATCTGAAGGTGTACTTAATGTTGCCGGACCTTGTGATGGCGCGTCATCACAATCACAAAATTCGCATTGGTCATACAATAACAAAGGTAATTTGAAACCTTTTAATTCAATATCCTGTAATTTCAAATAAAGAGCCACTAAACCAACCGAAACTCCTATCTTGAAAGCTCCTGAAGCTATCATCTTTAAACCTAATAAAAATATTTGGAGACTGAATGTGACTACAGGTCCCGCCGCACTAATTCCTGTAGACCAGGCACCGGCAATTGTGATTCCACCATCAATTATTGAATTAATTCCTAAATATAAAAAGAAAGCGGCAACAATTATTCCAAAATTTTTAATTATATCTATTAAGAAAAATAATACGTGAATTACGAAAACTAACGGTATTGCCAATATTCTAGTTACAAGAGCAACAAGTTGAAATAATAAAAATAATATATCACTTCTATATACCGAATCGTTTGTTGGAAACTTATTGTGTTCACTTTCACATCTGTCATCAAGAACATTTTTTATTGAGACGAATCTATTCGGTAAAGTTCCGTTTCTAAACCTATCAATCATTTGAGACGCGGTATAAACTTTATTATACACCATAGGATAGAACGTGTCTTCGCAATTAATCGCCGATTGTATATCGGCATAATCATCCCAATCTAAACTAAAAGAATACGACTTTAATTGTTGAGTTAAATCAACCGTATTACCACCTGAGTCCCAACCATACTCCCTTATATTTGGAACCAAAAAATAACCTCTTTTAATATTCTCAGATAAAGAAGGTGATTGATTCCATTTTATTTTGAATCGATATTTTGCGGTTGTTGGAACGCCTACTTTAGGGTCATTTGAAATAATCCTTTCTCCGAATTCGTTAGTCGTAACGTAATCCATATTCATAGGTACGTCTAACAACCAAGTTCCGTCCTCATCAATCACTTGACCTCCATTATCTAAATCAAATGTTTCAAGTATAGGTCTTCCGTTTGAGTCGTCAAATATTGTTTGCCTAATTGCTTGTATTTGTCCAGGCCCTGTTACTAAATTACATAATTCACCCTGTTTGAACTTTGGTTTACAATTTTTTCTTAGAGATAATGTTTCTAAATCAGAAATTAAAGACCCCATAAAAATAGCGGTAGGCTGTATCGTAATATTTAACTCCTCCGATAAATCAAAATCAACTCTACTTATACCTAAATTACATATTTCGGGTTGTCCCCACAAAGGCTCTACATTTATCTCTTTATCTATCGTAACAATTTGAGGTAACCTTGATAAATTTGACGTGGTTTTAAATTTTGTTCCCGCAACCTGTTCTTCATTCGCCAAACCAATTCTAATAAGATCTTGTGGTGATTGTGAAAACTCTCCAATGTCGGATAAATCAACATCCATATGGATTTTTTGTAACCCCACGGGTACACCAAAAATCATAAAATCACCACTCTCATTAGTTACTGAAGTGTATTTATAATATTTGTCAAAAACCTCAATTATTGAGGGGTTTGTTAATACTTCCTCTTTAGTAAAGAAGCTTCCTGTTGGTGAATGTTCACTATATGATTTAACTTTTGGTAATAGATTATATCTATATCCGTCTTCATTGGTGTCTTTTAGAGATTTATAAGGGTATAGTTCGGTTATTGCCGGATTATTCTCATCTTCTCTAGATAAAGGTATAAATATCGATATCTTAGCATTAGGTATCCCAAATCCTCCATTGGTTATTACTCTACCAATAACAACTCCATAATCTGAACATTGTCTTGTATAAACATCTGTTTGACCTATTTTTAAAGATAAAATCTCTAAAAACTCAAAATCTTGGTCTAATAATATTTTGATTGATTTGTCTTTACCGACCTCAGTCCTGATTCTATATGAGTTTGACATTTAAATTAAAAACCTTTTTTGATAAATAGTTTATGGTCTATTTTTCAAAAAATATAGTTTACAATTTTATAAAATAAATTATCAGGAAAAATTAACCGTTTTAAGATTTTTAACTCTAACGGTAATGTCTTTATTAGGAAATCTAATTTGGTAGATTTGTGTTGGTTCGGCGAAAATTGTGTCGTCAATTAGTTCTATCTGTCTTGTTGA